TGCGACGTGGGACGATTATGAGCACTACGGGTATGACGTCTACATGCACCGTTTCATCGGCTCCGACTCGTCCAACTACATCTGCTTGAACAAGATGAAGGGCAAGCACTGCCCGGCTTGCGCAGAGCAGAAGGCCGCCAAGGACGGCGGCGAGGAAGACGAGGCGAAGCAGCTCGCATACGCGAAGCGGTGCTGGGTGTGGATCATCGATCGCGCCGACAAGACCGAAACTCCGCAGATCTGGGACATGTCGTGGTCGCAGGACCGCGACATTTCCGGCCTGACTTATTTCAAGTCAGGAAAGGTCCTGCTCATCGACCACCCGGACGATGGGTACGACGTGATCGTCAAGAAGACTGGCTCGGGTCTCAAGACGAAGTATTCGTTTAACATCGAGCGTGACTCGTCGCCCATCTCGGACGACGAAGAGAAGCAGGAGGAGATTTTGAACTACATCCAAGAGCACCCCATTCCGACCGTGTTGAACTTCTTCAGCGCTGACCATATCGCGAAGAAGCTCGAAGGCACGACGGAGGAGCGCGACGAAGACCTGGACGATGACGACGAGACGCCGCGCAAGCGTCGCGCCGGCAAGCGTTCTCGTGATGAAGACGAGGACGAGGACGAGGCCCCGCGCAAGAAGAAGCGCAAGCCCGCCGAGGACGAGGATGACGACGACGATGACGAGGACGAGACACCGCGTCGTCGCAAGAAGAAGCCGGTCGAGGACGAGGATGACGATGACGAGGACGAAACTCCTCGCAAGAAGAAGCGTCGCCCTGACCCCGACGAAGACGAGGACGAGGACGACGACAAGCCGGCGAAGAAGAAAAAGCGCAAGCCGGTTGAGGAGGACGAGGACGACGAAGACGAGGACGAGCCGCCGCGCAAGAAGAAGCGCAAGCCCGACCCCGACGAAGACGAGGATGAAGACGAGGACGAGGCCCCGCGCAAGAAGAAGAAGCGCCGGGTGGTCGAGGAAGACGAGGACGACGACGATTGAGCGGCGTCTGATCAACAACGGGGTCCGCGTTCGCGCGGACCCTTTCGTCATTTCAACAGGAGCAGCATATGGCTAGGCGTGAACGACTCGAGAGTGGGGGTGGCAATTACTTCGCGGCTCCTAAGACCAATATTCAATTCATCAAGTCGGGCAGTAAGCTGCTCGACCTCGCACTCGGCGGTGGCTGGGCCGAGGATCGCATTGCCAACGTCGTCGGCGACAAGAGCACAGGCAAGACCCTGCTCTGCATTGAAGCGTCCGCGAACTTCGCAGCCAAGTACCCGAAAGGCAAGATACGATATCGGGAGTCAGAAGCTGCATTCGACAAGGGGTATGCCGCCGCGCTCGGCATGCCAGTCGAACGTATCGATTTTGGCTCGGGCAAGCTCGACACGGTCGAGGACCTATTCGAGGACCTGACCCGCATATGCGCCAAGGCCCGACAGAAGGAACTCGTGATCGTCGATAGCCTTGACGCCCTGTCCGATCGATCGGAGATGGAACGCGACATTGACGAGGGGTCATATGGTGCGAACAAGGCCAAGAAAATGTCGGAGCTGTTCCGCCGCCTTACTCAAACTATGAGCGACAAGTCGGTGACCCTGATCATTGTCAGTCAGGTCCGTGATAAGATCGGCGTGACGTTCGGAGCGAAACACACACGCACCGGCGGCCGCGCTCTTGACTTCTACGCGTCGCAGGTGCTCATGCTCGCACACCTGAGCCGCATCGTTCAGACGCGCAAGGGTTTGAAACGCGCAACGGGCGTTCGCGTGCTCGGCAAGCTCGACAAGAACAAGATCGCACTGCCATTCCGCGAGGCCGAGTTCTCAATCAATTTCGGCTACGGCATCAATGACCCGCAGGCATGCGTCGACTGGCTCAAGATCACGAAGTCGTTCCGCGCAAAAGACTTCGGCATGACCGAGGAGCAGTCAAAGAATGCACTGCCCTTCATGCTGAGCCTGTCGCGCGGCGAAGAGCGCGAATTCCTCGCCGAGCTCCACGCTGCGGTGCATGATCGCTGGTACGAGATCGAGTCTGATCTGATGCCCAAGCGATCGAAGTATGCTTAGGATCGTCGGCGATGATATGTGGGACCCGCGCAACTGGGTCCCTGACGATCACGAGCACCGCATCTACGCTGATGAAAGCCTCGAGACCTACGCGATCGTTGACGCACGATGGTACCCGTATCTGTGCCGTTTCAAGTGGTCGATACACGACATGCGCAAGCATCTCAAGGGCTTCACCTATCTGCGCCGCACGATCACGGTGTTCCACGGGCCTGATGGCGAGCCATACGAGTCGCCCACGTCGGGCAAGATCGTGCGCAATCGCAAGCGCACTGTCTACAATCGGTTCTTGCATCAAGAGGTCATGCTGCTCACGGGTATTCCGCAGCCGACCCCCGAGCACACCGAGGTCGATCACAAGAGCCGCAACACTCTCGATTGCAGGGAAGGGAATCTCGAATGGGCAACGCGGGCGATGCAAGTCATAAACAGTCGGCCGTCGCCCGGGCGGCTCGCAAACCTAAAGCAGTACCGACGCCTTGGCAAAACCTCCACCGCTACTATGGTCTAGCAGACGCCACGGACATCATGGAAGGCATGGTCGCTTATGAACGCTATAACATCGTCATGCGCCGGCTGGCTGAGAAGTATACCTACCCGGTCGATGCCGTTTGCGCTGTGTTTTGCTCCCTTAGTCCTAATTCCGACTATTGGGGCAATCTGCGCAGCACCGTCTCCGTACTCCACGGTATTAACGAGGGACGACCTAGTTCCGATATCGTCGTCTCGACCTATGGGCATTGTAAGTCCCGAGCCGTGGCCTACGCTACAGGAGCTAAGTCGTTCACGGCCGAAACGAAAGGGCCGAAGATACTGAACTTCTACCACAACATTCTCGAGCCACATTCGAACCGTTGGGTCACGATCGACGGCCACATGGTCGGAGTGTTGCGCGACGACCGCAAAGGCACGATGAAAGAATTGCTGATCAAGCCGGGGCAGTATCAGGATTATGCAACGCTGCTCAAACACTTCGCGTTTAATCAGTTCATGCTCCCGTGTCAGATGCAGGCGATACTCTGGTTCGTGCGCAAGCGACTGCTCAATGTCGTCTACGATGGCCAGTTCGATTTGTTTGGCGACAAGGGCGATGTTTGGAAAACCATTCGCGACGTTGACACGATCAAGCCTTACTCGAGGCGTGATGCCAAGCTGATGAAAGCTTTACACGGCGACACCGAAGACGAGCGCACGCAAGCGCGGTTTGAATTGTTTGGAGGACTGAATGCCGAGGAGTAAGGGTAAGCAAAAGGGGTCGGCGTTCGAGCGCAAGGTCTGCAAGCTCCTGAGCCTATGGGTGTCGGGCGGCAAGAGCGAGGACCTGTTCTGGCGATCGGCCATGTCAGGCGGCCGCGCAACCGTCGCGCGCAAGGGCGGCAAGAACCATGCGCGTCACGCCGGAGACATCAGCGCTACGGCGCCCGAGGGTCACGCGCTCACTGATCATTGGTACGTCGAATGCAAGTCCTATCGCGACCTCGCGATAATCAGCGCGATGCTGAGCGGCACAGGACTCCTAGCGCAGTTTTGGCGCGAAACGGTGCAACAGGCCACGCACTACGAACGCATGCCCATGCTGATCGCCCACGAGAACCAACGACCAACAATCGTGCTGGTGCCGAGCGCTCACCTCCTGAACCCCTACGGCACGGCGTTGTACCCGAAAGCGCATCTAGGCCGGTTCATGGGCCTGCGGTGTGACGTGCTCGACTTTGAGGGCATGCTCAAGTTGCCATTTGATCATGGGCGTGCGTCGAAGATCGACAACACATTTTTGAAGCCGGGCGAGCTCGAGCGCATACTCGGGTATAAGCAAACCAAGACGCACAAGCGGAGGAGAGAAAGGCTATGAGAACCCTGATCACAGGCGATCTGCACTTCTCGCACAATCCGCGTGATGCATACCGCTTCGGTTTCATGAAGTGGTTCCGCAAGCTTGCGCGTGATCGCAAGCCCGATCGTATCATCATCGCGGGTGACCTGACCGAGGAGAAGGACAGACACCCGTCTAAACTCGTCAACGAGGTAGTAGACCATGTTCATGCTCTTGCCCAGATTGCTCCTGTCATTGCTCTGGAAGGTAACCACGACTACAAGGATGAAGGACACGCCTTCTTCAAGTTCCTTCGTCGTATTGAGAACACACGTTGGATTGCCAAGCCGACTGCACTTGACGATGGCGTCCTACTGTTACCGCACACCAACGACTATAAAAACTGTTGGGGTGATATCGATATGGCGCAGTACCCGACCATCGTCTGCCATCAAACGTTCAATGGTGCGAATGTGGGGTTTGGGCGTGGACTTGACGGGATTCCGCTCGACGTTCTCCCTCGAAAGAGCACTACCTTTTGCGGAGACGTCCACGTGCCGCAAGAAATGGAGCAGCTGGTCTACATTGGAGCGCCGTACCACGTGGACTTCGGAGACGACTACGAGGCCCGAGTCATTGAGTGCAATGGACGCGAGTGGGTGTCAGTTGATACTTCGACGCTTCCGCAGAAGCGCGCGTTCAACATCACACGACCCGCCGACCTGAACCGTCAGGTGTGGAATAAGGGCGACCTCATCCAGATCACGGTCGAGGTCGACGACATGAGCGACTGGCCGACACTGCGCGACAACATACAGGGCATGTGCGGCGAGCGTGGTCTCAGGGTGTGGGCGATCAAGCCCAAGGTGATGAAGAAGGCCGTGCGGCGTCAACACAAGGTCGCCGACGCACGATCGGATCTTGACGTGCTAAAAGCCTTCGGTCGACGTCACGGTCTCAGCACTGCAATCATGAAGCGCGGGGAGAAACTGCTATGAGCAAGTATCGCTTTTTAATTTTGTGGGGTTTCGTGATCGTGGGCATGATTGGCATCATAGCGTACATGGAAGCGGCAGTATGGAACGAATGCCGCGCTCAGCACTCGTTCATGTACTGCTACAACATGGTGTTCAGATGAAACTAGAGTTCTCGCGCCTGATCATTCGCGACTTCAAAGATTACAGGGGGAAGCATGTCCTCGACTTCGCGATACTCGGCAATGGTCTGCATTACATTCGAGGGAGCAATAAGGTCGATCGGCTCGGCTCCAATGGAAGTGGTAAATCCAGCTTGTGGGATGCGTTCCTGTGGTGCCTCACTGGTCGAACTACGCGTGGACTGCGCGGTGTTGACGTGCGAACATGGGGCGAAACCACACATGCTATGTCCCGGGTTGATTTCTATGTTGAAGAGACTGCACACTGGGTCAAGCGAAGCACTGTGAAGAACGGGCTATGGCTTGACGGCAAGTTGTGCTCGCAGGATGAGATCGATCGCCTGATCGGTTTGAACATCACCAACCTGCCGCACACGATCGTACTCGGCCAGAAGCAGGACCTGTTCTTCGATCTCAAGCCAGAAGCCAAGCTGGCCGTGCTCTCCGAAACCCTCGACCTGGACAAATGGGACGCACGATCGCAGCGAGCGCGTGACAAGGTCAAGGAACTCAAGGGCCAGCACACGCAATTGACGAACCAACTCGTCACTTTGTTCGAAATGCGAGATGCCGCACTCGACACGCTCAACAAGGTCAAGGACAAGAGCAGGGACTGGGAGGCCGAGCGCAACGAGGGCGCAGACAAACGCGAGCGCGAACTCGCTGCCCTCGAGACGGCAATTGAACGTGCCATCACCGAGAAGGGCACACATGACCTCGCATATGACAGCGCCGAGACCGAGCTCCGCGCTGCGCGCAAGGACCTGACCAAGAAGAGCGCGGAGCGTGACGCGATCGTGGACGCGATTGCGCAAGCCAAGGTGAAGTGGGCCGCCCGGGTGCATGAGTACGATGACCTCAAGGAACTATCGACGTCTGACACGTGTCCGACGTGCGGACAAGGCTTGCACGATCACAAGGCGATCGCACGTGACGCCAAGGCCCAACTCAAGGAAGCGAAGCGCAAGCGCGACCTCGCTCATGATCGCATCATCGTCCACGAGACCCGCCTCGAACTGCACGACAAGGTCATGACGCGTATCCGCAAGTCGATTGATGACTTCGCGACCAAGAGCGATGCTGCGAAAGACAAACTCGATCGGGGTGACCGTCATGTGCAGGAGCTTAAACTGCGACGCACCGAGCTCAAGGCCAAGGATCGATCCGAAGAGCAGAATCCCTATAGCGAAACGCTGAGCGATCTCCGCAAGCAGGTCAAGGACGCCAAGGCCCTGATCAGTGAGAACCAAACACTGACGGAAGCAGTGTGGCGTCGGCTTGAGCGAACATCATACTGGGTGGGGGCGTTCAAGGAAATCAGACTGTACCTTTTACAGGAGACACTCGAGGAACTCGAGGAAGTGACGCAAAACACACTGCCCAGTCTCGGCCTCGCTGGATGGACGGTGCAGTATGACATGGAACGGGAGAAGCGGGACGGCTCGATCGCAACGGGCTTGAACGTCAAGATCCTGAAACCGGGCATGGATAAGGCTGTGAAGTGGGAGGCGTGGTCTGGGGGCGAGGGGCAGCGGTTATTGATCGCAGGCGCGATGGCATTCAGCGAAGTGCAGTTGCGTCGGGCGGGCATTGAATGTGATCTTCTCGTTCTCGATGAACCCACACGGCACATGTCCAAAGAAGGCGTGAGCGAGACGGTGGACTATTTGATTGAGAAGGCGCGCGACATGCAAGTGTTCTATGTCGATCACCAGGTCATCGAGTCCAATCGGTTCGCGAGCGTCGTGACGATTGAGAAAGATAACGATGGCTCACAAATCAAAACGACTGCGACGTGATCGATACGAAACTCTGAGACAAGGCGACGTCGAATGCTCCCTAGACAGGCATTGCGTCTGGCCCGATTGCACGTGCCCCAAACGTGCGAGCACAGAGGCGTCGCCCGATCAGGGGGCCATTGACGCGCCCGAGGTCCCCGACGCGCCCCCAACCGCCCCGAAATTGAAGCGTCGCCGCCGTCCCAAGGGGTGGTCGCCCCTGTCCGACTGGGTACTGGTGCGAACGAAAACGAGACAAGAGAACTGGGCGGCCCAGAATTGCCGACAACAAGACATGGAAACCTTCTTACCCAGATATATGGAACCGGGTAGCGGCGTCCCGCGAGCTCTGTTCCCCGGTTACTTGTTCGTTCGCCCGCTCGATCGGTGGCGCAAATTGCGCAGCACTTACGGGGTAATCGATATCGTGTCGCGCGGCGATCAGCCCGAGTATGTGCCGAAGGCAGTCATGACCGCGCTGCGACGCAACGCCGATAAGCAGGGAATCGTCACGCTTCCCAAGCAACGCAAACCCGAAATGGGTGAGGCTGTGGAAATCAAAATTGGGGCTTGGCAGGGGTTCAAGGGTCTTTATGATGGTCTCGACGATCAAGGACGCATTCAAGTACTGCTGAGCATGTTCGGACGCAATGTCGTCCTCAAGTTTAAACGGCAGTCATCGATACAGGTGGTCAACGCGTAAATCAACCGATGGGGATTTCTCCTTCGGTGCGGTAGCGTCCTTGGAGAGTCCCCGGCATCACAGGCAGGGGGCTAAATTGAACACTCAAGAGAATTCGCGCAGCGAACTCGCCAAGGTCATCGTGACCGGCACGTTCGCGTGGGTGGTGGTAGTATTCATTGTGCTGGTCGCTTACGCGATCTGCACGCATGGGAGCAGCTGACATGACGCACAAGGTTCTGAGCGAAGACGACATTCGCGCATTGTGCAACGAGGACGTACCGGCGCCGTTGTTAGGAGTCGTATTGTCGCTCCTGCAACGCATCACGATCGCGCTTGAGGAGATCGCGGAACAGGGCAAGCCTGTGACGTTGATGGAAGAGCGACCACACAAGAGCGAATAGGCGGCAAGCTCTGACGGCAACAGGGCACCGCCGCAATCGGGACTAACGTCGCCCGGTGGCCCGCGATCGCCGATGCCGAAAGGCCGGCCAAGCGCAATGGGTCTGAACCAGAGATGCCGACAAACTCTGGCTAGGCGTGAAATTTCAAACCGAAGGGAGAATGGGAATGACGACGACGATCACGCTGCACGTCAATGGTCGCTATGTGGCCAAGGTCAAGCAGGACGAACTCGACTGGGTCGAGGTTCACGGCAACTACGAGGGGTCGCCGAACCCCGATGGCAAGCGCACATTCAATCTGCGCCACAACACGAGCAACAAGTTCGTGGTCAACGAGGAGTATCTCGAGGAGAAGAAGCCTGAGGCCGAGGCATCGGAATCCGGCCCCGGCGACGCAACGGCACAGGGCGCCGTGATCGAAGTGGGCACCGCCAAGGACTGAAACACTCGACGCGCGAAGTCGGAGCAGTATGATCATGTGTCGGGTAATGACACATAAAGGTGGGTTCCAATGACTGATCAGAAGACCAAACACTTCGTACTGTTCTCCGGCGGCCTCGACTCCGCGGTCGTGTTATATCGCGTATTTGACGCCGTGCATCGCCAAAGGGAGGCGGTCGGGCTTGATGACGAGGTCGAAGCCGTGGGCATCGACTACGGCCAACGCCACGCAATCGAACTCGATTATGCGATGGCGATGACTAAGCGTCTGAACGTGCCCTATACGATCCTCGGTATCCCGGACGTGCTCATGGGCGCCATGCTCACCAGCGACCAGGCGATCCCCGAGCAGTCGTATGACGATCTGCCGGTCGGCATGAGCCCGACCTACGTGCCGTTCCGCAACGGCCTCATGCTGAGCCTGCTGGCTGCTCACGCGCAGAAGTGGGCAATGGGCGACATGAAGAACCGCACGGCGCATATCTACATCGGCTCCCATGCCGAAGACGCTCACAACGACGCCTACCCCGATTGCTCCGTCGAGTTTATGCACTCGATGGGCCGCGCAATCAATCTCGGCACCTACGGTCAGGTCATGCTCAAGAAGCCGCTGATCGTCATGAGCAAGGCCGAGGTGATCAGGTACGGGGCCGGCGTGGGTGTGCCGTTCGAATTCACGTGGTCGTGCTACAAGGGCGGGCATGTTCATTGCGGCAAGTGCATGACGTGTCGAGCTCGTCATCAGGGCTTCATAGCGGCGGGTGTCCCCGACCCGACCGTTTATGCGGCCTGATCGACGCGGTGCTCCGTTTGCGGGGAGCTTAATGGTAGGCAGAGGCTGAGGCCGAAAACACCGCCGCATCAATTTCAAACCGGAGTCTCGCGAGGGGCTCCGGTATTTTCATGTCACCAACACACCGAAGGAGTAAAATCGTCATGAAGCATCGTCGTGACATTCTCAAGGTCTTGGGCTTGGGTTCGGCCGTAGCACTCGTGAACTCCGAGGCGATCGCCGCACCCGAGGCCCAATACCCGACGCTTGACGTGCCCAATCTCGTCATACCGTCGCGCGAAACTCAAGAGCGGGTCGCCGAAGCCCTCGAAAACCTCGCAAGGGAAATCAGGGCAGGCACCGTCGGCGTGAGCATCCTGCAGATCGAGTCGGCCATCAAGCCCGACACGTGGCTGTCACACAAGGTCACGGTCGAGGTCGAGCTGCTCAAGGACGCCGAGCCGGGAGCATAGCCATGTGGAGCATGAGTATGATCGCAGTCGGTGTGATCGTCGGTTGGCAATTCCCGCAACCTGAGTTCGCGAAAAAGGCTCAGGCGTGGATCGTCGCCAAGGTCAAGGGCCTGATCAACTAATCACACTTCCACTCTCAAGCCTCTAGAGTGTGAAAAACCATAGTAGTAAGAGAAGTAGCAGATCATGAAACGCGAACGACTCCGTCTTGAAGACGCAATCGAAACGGTCAAGGCAGAACGGCCCAAGGGGTTCCAGAAGGGACACGAGAAGAAGGGTGGCCGTGTGAAGGGTACGCCCAACAAGGCTGGTGTGCTGCTCAAGGAAGCGATACTCCTCGCAGCAGAGGCCGAGGGTTCCGACCGTAAAGGCAAGGACGGACTCGTCGGCTACCTGCGCTGGATGTCACGACGCGAGCCCAAGACGTTCGGACGTCTCATGGAGAAGCTGCTGCCGTACCAGCTGACGGGCAAGGACGGTTCCCCGATGCAGCTTGTTCACACCACCAAGGAACAGCTGATCGAACGAATGAAGGAGCGTGGCCTGCCACTACCACCCTCGCTCCTCGAGATGCCCACGCACTCGAACGCAAAGAACTGATCATGGATCACACGATCACAGGCAAGACTGCATTCGTCGTTGTTGACGATCCGGACAGCATGGTCGTGACGGTGTCCATCCGCAAGCGCGTGTTTGGTTATCTCGACGCAGCGCGCGAGCGAGGCGCTTTCCTTGTCTCCGGAATATTCTGCGGTCTCGACGCAAGCGATATCGCGGACGAGATCGCGAGGGATTGGGACGCCGGTGATCGCGGCGGAAAAATGCTATGGCGTCCGGGAGGGAGCAAGCCGGAAGCATCAGACATCGCTCCGCATGTAGAGGCGTGGCTGATCAAGGCCGTTGAATGACTGCGCTCAACACCATGGTAGCGTGGTTCTCGTGATCAGCACCATCACCATCAAGTGGGTGGCGCGCGGTGAAGGCAACTCCGTGTATGTCGCGGAGTACTCGAGTACTGAGCCGCGCAAGCATTGGGAGTACGGCCCAATGTCTGAAGACGTGCTCGAGCAGTTTATCGCTGAACGCAAGGCCTACTTTGCGTCGGTGTACAAAACGCTGCTTCGTGGCGCGTCAGTGTCAATACCCGTGCTCGGGCGTGAAGTGGAGGAGTGAAGCGATGCTCAAGGGTGCTTATCATGAGCGTGGTGATTGGTCGGCTGAGCAGGACGAGTTCCTGAAGCAGGCTTGCACGACCAAGGCGTCGTACGATCAGATCCGCATGGACTTCAACAGGGAGTTTCCGGACGATCGCAAATCACGCTCTGCATTGATCGGGCGTGCTCGTCGCAAGGGCTACGCGAATGGCAAGCCTCCGTCCTCCGGTCAAGCCGAGAGCATGGTTCGCACCAAGGAAGCGATGCGCGCCCGTGGTCAGGAGATGCGCAAGTCAGGCCCCAAGCCCAAGCCCGGCAAAGCCATGGTCGAGCACGCTCGTCGCGTCAAGGCGCTCGAGGACGACGTGCTGCTGCGTGACGAGAACGACATGGGCGCGCGCAACACACCCAAGGGTTCGACGGCGAAGCGTCGCACCAAGGTCGAGATCGAGAAGGCACGGGAAGGTCGTGTGATCGCGGTCGTTGATCAGGTCAACGAGACATCGGTCAACATTCACGAGTGCCCCGACAATGGTTGCCGCTGGCCGACCAAGGACGAAATCGGCTGTATGGAAGTGTGTGGAGCCAAGGCGACGGTTGGCGCATACTGCGGTCGCCACGCCCAGATGGCCTACCGCGTCATGCCGACTCGTCGTCGCAACGCTGAGTTCTCGCGTCGCGGCTTGATTGACTCCAATCGTGCCCGCATCGCGAACTCACATGTGGTACAGGAGCTCGAGAACGAGTTCCTGCAGATCGCGCCCGACGATGACGACGACGTCCTGCTGCTGCCACACTTCATCGGTGAGGTGTTGTCATGACGATCATCTGCCAAGACGGGTCGAAGTGCAAGCGTGACTGCATCGCGCAGTGTTCGGTGTCGGAGTTTCTGCATCGTCTCGAGCCGAAGACGAACTGGAACGCCCAACTGCCATCGCTCGACGAATGCACATGCTCGTGTCATCGCACGGGTGCCGTGCACTTCGTCGCATGCTGCACCGGCGTGTCGAAGTTCGGCGCTACGATCATTGACGACGTGATCGCGAACGAGCAGTCCGAGGAAGCGCGCAAGCGTTGGTTCGATACGTGGTCAGCGCGTAATAACGAAAGGAAACCGTAACATGCGTCTCGACATATTCGTCCATTTCGTAAATCAACCCAGCGAAGAGCCAGGCTGGGTCGGTGATGTTCTCGATCGACTCGACAACATCGAAACAATGTTGGCTCAAGTGTTGAACAGAGAAAGTGTGATAGCCATGAACGTTGCTGACCTCCAAGCGAAAGCCGATACCACCCTGCAGAAGGTGCAGGCCGATACCGACGTTGCCAACAGCGTCAAGACCGTGGTGCTCCATCAGAACGACGTGCTGGCGGCGCTGCAGCAGCAGATCAAGGACCTGCAGTCGCAGAACGATCCGGCGGCCTTGCAGAAGCTGTCGGACACGATCGACTCGATCCTGGCGACCGAGACCTCGAATGCCCAGACCGTCGCCGATGCGGTGACTGCCGGCACTCCGGTCGAGCCGGCGTCCTGATCGAAGCGCCTGGTTGGAATGGGAGGCCGGGGTCTAACCGCCTCGGCCTGTTCCACATGACCACACTGAACATTCAAACGATCTTGTACCGCGACACGGATGGCAAGCTCAAGCTATGGGCATGTCGTGGTGTGGGCAAGGGATGCACGCGCAACAAGTATCGCACGTCTGCTAAGCCGTGCGACGATTGCGTTCTGGCCCACGACGAAAACGAAACCCTCGAGCAGCTGTATGCTCGGGTCAATCGGGGCGACGCATGAAGCACCGCAAGGCGAAAGAATTCACACCCATCAGCGAGGAAGATCTCGACCTGATGGAAGATTACTGGGCCTATGAAGCGCGTCAATCGCTCTGGGCCTTTCGGCAGTACATCGATCCGACTATCGTCAAGGGGTGGTGGGTCGCCTACATGTCGCAGGAGTTTCAAGACTTCTTCCAGCGCATGGAGCAGGGGCAGCGGCCCAAGCTTGTGATTGAAGCGCCGCCGCAGCATGGTAAGTCGCGCGGCCTGATCGATGCGATGGCATGGGCAATGGGGCGTCGCCCGTCGCTGAAGACGATCTACGGTTCGTTCTCGAACGACCTTGGCGACGTCGCGAACTCGAGCCTGCAGCGTATATGGGGTGACCGCGAGAAGTTCGGGCGTGTATTCCCCGACATGCGCATGGCGTTCGATCACGAGACCGAGTATGCGAAGAACTCGAGCTTCATTGAGTTCCCGGGGCACAGGGGCTACTTCAGGAACACGACCGTTCGCGGACAGGTTACTGGTAAGACGGCCGGCCTCGGTGTCGTGGACGATCCGATCAAGGGCCGTGAAGAAGCGCAGTCCAAGGTGGTGCGCGACAAGACGTGGAACTGGCTGATGGACGACTTCCTCAGCCGCTTCACTGACGATGCTGGGTTCATCATGACGCTGACGCGTTGGCATGTTGACGACCCGGCCGGACGCTGGTTGCAGAAGTTCCCGAACACCCGGGTGCTGAAGTTCCCTGCGCTATACTGCGACACGCCCGAGGGCTGGAAGAACGACGCGATCGATCCTCGCGACGTGGACGAGCCATTGTTCCCTGAGTACAAGTCGTATGACTTCTTGATGGAACGCAAGGAATCATACACTGCGTCGTCGTGGGCATCGCTGTATCAACAGATGCCGGTCGTGTCGGGCGGGGGCATGTTCCCGGTCGTGAAGTTCAAGCGATCGGACGTGCTGCCGACTCGCGAGGAAGTCAAGAAGGCGGTTCGTTACTGGGACAAGGCCGGCACTGCAGGTGGTGGCGCCTACACGTCGGGCACGCTCATGCTCTGGCTGAAGAATGGCACGTTCTTCGTGGCGAACATCACGCGCGGTCAGTGGTCGAGCCTCGAGCGTGAGCAGGCCATTCTGCAGACCGCGAAGAACGATCAAGCCGATTGGGGCCGTGTTGAGATCTGGCTCGAGCAGGAACCCGGCTCCGGTGGTAAGGAGTCTGCGGAACGTTCGATCGCGATGCTCGCTGGCTTCCCCGCCAAGGCCGACAAGGTCACGGGGTCGAAGGAGATCAGGGCCGAGCCCTACGCCGCGCAGCAACAGGCTGGTCACGTGATCGTGCTAGCTGCGCCGTGGACTCAGGACTTCATTGACGAGCATGAAGTCTGGCCGAACGGCAAGTACAAGGATCAGGTGGACAGCACCGCCGGTGCGTTCGCGAAGTGTGTCGCCAAGACTTACAAATATGACGCCAGCATGGGCTGGGTAGGAGCACTCTAAATGGGCAAGACGGCAAAGCGGACTGCGGACACGAAGCCCGCAGCTCCTGCGGTTCAGCGGGTCAGTGGTGGCAACGTGCATCCGTTGTTCCGCGCGCAAGACTCGCTCGTCAATCTCGTGACGGGTATGGGCACGGGCAAGGACAAGTCGATCGCGACGCAGTTTGCGTTCAATGCGCTCGATCGAGCGCAGGCCGAGGCCGCATACCGCGGTGACTGGATCAGCCGTAAGGTGATCGACATCCCGTCATTCGACGCGACACGCGAGTGGCGCACATGGCAGGCCGACTCCGAGGACATCGCGAAGATCTCAGATCTCGAGGAGTCGCTGGGCATTCAGCGCAAGGTCATGTCGGTCCTGCAGCGTGCCCGTCTGTACGGAGGCGCTGCGCTCGTGCTCGGCGTTGATCAGGGCAAGCCGGAAGAGCCGCTCGACATGGACAAGCTCGGTGAAGGCTGTCTCAAGTTCGTGCATGTCGTCAATCGCTACGAGATCAGCGCCGGTCAAATCGATTGGGACATCACGTCGCCCTACTTCGGCACCCCCTCATACTACGATCGTTCGGTGCCGGGGCAGACCGTGGTTCGTATTCACCCATCGCGCATCTGCCGCTTCGTCGGGGCCGAGGTTCCGGACATCAATCAGTCGATGGGCTGGGGTGACTCGGTGTTGCAGATCGTCGCTGATGCCGTGATCGCGACCGGCACCGTCATGCAGTCGATGACCTCGCTCATTCAAGAAGCCAAGGTCGATATCGTCAAGATCCCCGAACTCTCCGAGCGCATCAGCAGCACCGAGTACGAGAACCGACTGAAGACTCGCTTCGCCATGGCGGGTGTGATGAAGTCGATTTACAGCGTGCTGTTGATCGACAAGGAAGAGGAATGGACGCGCGTCAATCAGATCTTCACCGGCATGCCCGAGGTGATGCAGGAGTTCTTCCTTGTAGTGTGCGGCGCGGCCGACATTCCCGCGACACGCTTCCTTGGTCAGGCGCCCAAGGGCATGAATGCGACCGGTGACTCCGATACCCGCAATTACTACGACCGCGTCAGCACCGAGCAGAAGATCGAGATCGCACCGACGATCTCCCCGCTCGACACACTGCTCCAGATCTCGGCCTTCGGCAAAGCGCCCGATGGCATGTTCTACAATTGGAACCCGCTATGGCAGATGGACGATGCCGCCAAGGCCGCTATCGCCGTGCAGCAGGCAAACGTTATGACTGCCGACGTCACTGCTGGCCTCATGGACCCGATGGTTCTGCAGAAGGCACGCGAGAACCAGCTGATCGAGTCTGGCTTCTACCCGGGCATCGAGCAGATCATTGAAGAGTACGGTACGGACATCAATGAGCGTGAGACGCCTGCTGCTCCTGCGGCGACGCCCATGATCGATCCGCAGACCGGGCAGGCTCCCGATCCGAACGATCCCGAGGCGATGGCACGAGCAATTCCCGATCCGAATGCGCCTCCTGCCCCGGCGAACGCGAACGAACCGCCTGTGCCGTCTCCCAGCAAGTCCGTGCCGCCTCCCAAGAAGAAGGTAGTGGGGCAGGATGCTGCGATCGAAGCCATGGCGACCCGTATTCGCGACGCACAGCTGATCGACGCGAGCACGCCGCGGACACTGTACATCAACCGCCCCGTGCTGAACTGGCGCGACATTGCAAAGTTCTACAAGGACGCGGGTGTGCAGAACGTCATGGGCGCCGACATGCATGTGACGGTGTGTTATTCGAAGACCCCGGTCGATTGGCTCAAGGTTGGCGAAGACACTTGGGGCAACGACCAGAACGGCAACCTCACGGTCAAGGCTGGTGGTCCGCGCGTCAACGAACAGTTCGGCAAGTATCTGGTGCTCGCGTTCGCGAACTCCGACCTGTCGTGGCGGCACTGCTCGATCCTCGACCGCACGGGCGGCACTTGGGACTATGACGACTACACACCGCACGTGTCGATCTCGGCCGACGCGGGTGCGATCAATCCCTTGACGCTCCCGGCCTACACCGGACCGATCATGCTCGGACCCGAGGAGTTCGAGGAGATCAAGCCCGATGATGGCTTCTTCAACGCGCCGAAGGAGCTAGCGACTGACGTAGTTACCACACCGCCGGCTCCGATTGTCGTTCCGGCCCCAGTCGTTCACGTGGATGTCCATGTGAAGAGCGGCAAGGTCACGAAGCAGGTCGAGCACGACGAGCATGGTCGTGTCAAGACTATCACTGAAACCCCAGCTGAGGATTAATACCAATGGCGTCGATCATCTACAACAACGCGATCTGGAACCAGGTCAAGGGCAATATCGACTTTGACAGCGACACCTTCAAGTGCATGCTCGTTACGTCGTCATATACCCCGAACAAGGACACCGACGACTTCCGCAACGACGTCACCAACGAGGTGTCCGGCACAGGCTACACGGCCGGGGGCGCGGCTGCGACGTTCACAGTCAACGCGATCGACACGACAAACGACCGCATCGAGATCACACTGGGCGCTGTGTCGTGGCCGACCTCGACCATCACTGCGCGCGGCGCCGTCTACTACAAGTCGCGTGGCGGTGCGAGCTCGGCCGACGAACTGGTCGCTTACATCGACTTCGGTTCGGACATTTCCTCGAGCGCTGGCACCTTCGCCCTGACCGCCTCGACCCTGCGGTTCCAGAACTGATATGACGGTCTCTGTCCAACTCGACGCGGTCAAGTTTCAGGCCGCGTCCTCGGGAACTGGCGACTTCGTCGTCTCGACCGTCTCGACCGGCTATCAGTCTGTCGCGGCGGCCGGGGGCGTTACTGGTCAACAGTTCTCCTATCGCGCCGAGAGTGCGGACAGAACTCAGTGGGAGATCGGCGTCGGCACGTGGACCTCGGCGTCCAGCACACTGACCCGAACGACCGTGCTCTACAATTCGTCGGGCACCACGTCGAAGATCAACTTCACTGCGGCGCCTGTTGTCGGCGTGATCCTCCTCGCCGAGGACATGCGGATGCGCGAGAAGCTGACGGCCGATCGAACTTACTACGTTCGTACCGATGGCAGCGATAGTAACAACGGCCTGACCAACGCGAGCGGTGGCGCGTTTCTCACGACGCAGAAGGCAATGGACACCATCGCCGCCACGCTCGACGTCGCGGGCTTCACGGTAACGGTGCAGATTGCTGACGGCACATACACTGGTGGCACGCAGATCAAAACGTGGATCGGTGGCGGCGTCATTGTCTTTCAGGGCAACTCGTCCACACCGGCGAACGTGTTCTTCAACGTGACTGGTGCGAACATTTGGGACGCGTCATATGGCGTACTCACTGGCATCGTTCGCATCAAGGATATGAAGACCAAGACGACGACGAGCGGGTTCCATATCGCGTCTCGCTCGCCGGGGCGTTTGCAGTACACCAATATCGTATTTGACGTGGCTCCTGTTCTGCACGTCGTCGCCGCGAACGGCGGCACAGTCGAGCCGTACGGTACGAACCAGATCATCGGCGGCGCGGCGTTCCATCTCGTCGTAGACACCAGTGGCCTGATCAACACTGCGTCGCTCGATCTGCCGTCAGCGGTCGGCGCCATCACAGTGACCGGGACACCGACTTTCTCCAGCGCGTTCGTGTTGGCGCAGGGTCATGGGCGGATGGACCTCACCGGTCTGACGACTTCTGGTTCGTTCACCGGAAAGCACTTCAGCGTCGCGGACAATGCCTTTATTCGCGCAAGCACGACCGGCTACCGGCCGTTTACCGGAAGCGTTGACGGCACGATAAGCGGCGACGGCGTGTGGAACACGATCACGGCACCGATGCCGTTTGCCAGTAAGTCTGCGGACTACACGACGCGGGCGGTCGATGCGAATGGTACGCTGCTTCACCCGTCTGCGGACACTACCGCCCGCACGTTCACGATTGACAGCAACGCGAACGTCTCACACCCAGTCGGAACGACGCTGACGTTTGTCAATCAGAATGGAGCAGGGACACTCACGATCGCTATCACGAGCGACACAATGCGCTTGGCTGGCGCTGGCACGACCGGCAGCAGAACACTGACGGCGAACGGTATCGCGACGGCGATCAAGATCACGACGACCGAATGGATCATCAACGGAACGAACCTGACATGAGCGCTGCAGTCATCATGGCGTCGACCCCGCCGGCCGATCCGAAGGCCGAGCCGCCGAAGAAGTCCAAGCCGTGATACTAGGCGGAGAATCGCTTGGCGTAATACCGCTTGGCACGTTCGCTGAGGTCAACGGCAATGCGTCGGGCGTAACACTCACAGTCACTGCGTCCCTGATCGCAGGGACGACCGCGATCACCGAACCGGGCGCGACCCTCACGGTTGCAAGCTCCGTGATCGCGGGCGCTGCGACTGGCACGGCGAACGTCAGCGGGACGACCAACGTAGTCACAACGTCGCTGGCCGCGGGCGCTGCATCAGGCGCCGCCAATGCGTCGGGTACGACGATCACGGACGCGACCTCGATTATCGCGGGGTCAGCATCGGGCGCTGCGAATGCAAGCGGAGCGACCCTTACTGTTGCGACGTCGATCGCAACAGGGGCCGCAACGGGTGGCGCGTCGATCGCGGGGGCAGTGCTTACGACTGCCACGTCGATCGTCGCAGGGGGCGCGATCGGGGACGGGGCCGCGAACGGGGCCGTCCTCACGAGCACAGTCGCCGTCATTGACGGGCAGGCCTCAGGCGACGCGAATGTAGGGGGCGATGTACTCGCCACTGTGCTCGAGGTTCTCGAAGGCGTTGCAACGGGTGATGCAAACCCGCAAGGCGACACGATCGCGGTCGACTCCAGTCTGATCGCAGGCACCGCGACTGCAGGAGCAACGGTCGAGGGCGAGACGATCGAAGTCGGCTTGTCGATTGAAGCAGGCACGGCGACGGGTGGCGAGGCAGGAGACGCGACTGCAAACGGCGACACGATCACGGGGACGTGGTCTGTCATCGCAGGCAAGGCGACTGGTGAGATCGTTGCGCGTCGCGTTGCGGGTGTTGGCGTTGGTTATCGCAAGGGGCGTGATGCTGTAGCGCAGGGTCAGGTCGTCACGATTGCAGTCGGCATCGTGTCGGGCGGTGCGTCGGGTGTCATCAAAACCGAACCGCTTGCTGATCTGACACCACACGCGTTCGAGCAAGTGCCTGAGGTCGTGGCTCCCGCGCTGACATGGGACCCGCCCTCGATTGTGCCCGAGGCTGTGAAGCCTGAGCCTGAAATAATCGTGCGTCGTGACGACGTGCAACAAATCGAACCGCAGTCGATCAAGCAGATTGATCGGACTGCATATGAGAACACACTCGTTATGCTGGAGCTCATCTGATGCTACTCGACACTTATAACGCAAACCAGGCGGGGCCGCGCGGCGGGCGCATATTCGCCATGTTCGGGGTCTTGGTCGCGTTCGTGAGTTTGATGTTCTACGTTCAAGCTCATGGCGCAGACCTAGCTCTGCCAAACCTGATCAAGTGTGGCAAGTCACATTGCGATCGGTTCGAGCCGAGTGACGAGAAGTTTGGCGACCAATACTATGAGCGTCGATGGAAGCAGATGTGTCAAGGCTCCGCGCGGTACGATGCGATGCGCGAGGCATATGACTTGGGCAAGGCGCAGCCATGCAAGTGAAGCAGGGGTCACCCGCCGATCAGGCGCTGACGGCGTTTTTCACGCTGCTGATGATCGTCTCGATTGCGGCGATACCGATCACGTTGCTTACCGCTCTCGTTACCGGGGAGTGGCGATGGTTGCTGGGCACGGCGGCCGCTTCTTTGTACCTCAAGCTCGTCTTCGGCTGAAGACGGCGAACGAGAACAGGCGTCAGTTCATGTTGAAGTATCACGGCCACACGTTCACCGACTCCGCGCGCTGCGCGTGTTGTCAGGCGAACGATGCCAAACGCGTCGTGCTCGTCGACCCGACGAACACGGGCAAGCTCCGCTCGAAGTTCCGCATGGCGTTGCGTCAACGCTGGAACCAATTGCGCGAGCTCACGAAACAGATGGTCAACAAACAAGACCTTCTGTCGATCAAGAATGGCGGCCTGACAAACCTGAACTCGCCTACCATCACGGGCGCCGGTTCGAAGATCGACGTGTTCCAGCGTTGGTTCGACATGGCATTGCAGAACGCAGTGCTGCAGAAGGATGGGTCGTTCATGCGACCTTTCTTGAACGAAGCCTATGGTGCCGGTGTGAAGTTCGGGCAGGCGCAGGCCAAGACCCAAGTCACCAACCCCTTGTCGGGGCATCGTGAAGCGGCACTGCAATCGCTGGCGCGTGTCGAACTCGAGGGGATCATAGAAGCCGTCAGTCAGCAGGCCGTTCGCGCCGTGTCGAATGGTTTGCTCAATGGGTCGAAGCCCATGCAGATCACGCGGCAGATACTGAACATCATCGAGAAGGTCGGGGTGGTCCGGGCCAATGCGATGATTGAACTGCTCGTGATCAGAGCACACGCCGAGGCCTCACTCGACATCTACGAGGCCTCAGGCCTCAAGAGTGTGGGGCTGCTCCCTGAGTCGCGAGCGCAGGCAAAGGTGGTCACAGATGCGCAGGCGAAACCGCAGAAGGCGACTTCGAAGAAGACTAAGGATGCGCGCAGAACAGGTCCGGGGTCCCGGGTATCACGTAAGCAGACCCCTTCCGCTCGAACCATTGGACGTATTCGAGCTGCTGAACTCAACGTTGCTCGTCGACTCGGCGAGAATGTCAATGTGCGTACCGCAGGAGATGACGACGTATGCCCAGTCTGCGAAGCGATCTCCGAGGAGGGACCATACAGCATCGACACTGCGCGCTCCTTGATACCCGCGCACCCACACTGTCGTTGCGTGTTCGTTCCTGCGGACGACGCTCGTTTCGCGAGGGATACCCGCGCAGCGCTTCGATCTCTCGAAGACGCGTGAAGCAGCGTTGGATCGTTGTCGTCGTGATTGGCACGAGCAAGCCCCGACTCGTGGCATCGTCAATCTGGGGTATGCTAACGGAAACGCGCCAGTGAAACATTTCTATGAGAGTCTGCCCGGGTGGGCATCGTTCGGCGATCTCTACACTGCGATGGCTGCGAAGGCCAAGCACGGTATGGTGTTCGTCGAAGTCGGTTCGTGGCTTGGTCGCTCGGCGTCCCTGATGGCGGTCGAGCTGATCAATACGGGCATGAACGTGGAGTTCTGTTGCGTGGACCCGTGGATCGATGGCGGCCCCGATCTGCGCGACACGACCTACTTCACCGATTTGAAGAAGCCGGTCTACGAGACTTTCATCGATAACATTCGGCCGGTGCGTCATCAGATCACACCGATGCGGATGACTTCGGTCGAGGCCGCGACGAAGTTCGCAGACCAGTCCGTCGACTTCCTGATGCTCGACGGCGACCACTCTTATGAGGCAGTGAAAGCCGACCTTGACGCGTGGTTGCCGAAGATGAAGCCGCGCGGTGTGATCGCAGGCGATGATTACTTGTGGCCGGGCGTCAATCGTGCATTCGACGAACGCTTCGGCGACAAGCTGCGGCCCGTCATCAAGAGCACGCATCGCGACTACAAGATGTCAGTCGCGTACTGCTGGACGCAACTGCCATGATTGCAGTGGGGATCATCACGGCGCCACGTGAGCGCCCCACGCTCGTCCGTTCGGTCGAGTCGTTCAAGGCTGCGGGCTTCCAGACTGCGGTCGTGTTCGCGGAGCCCGGCTCCGAGGCATGCGTTGCTGACGGTGTTCACACCGAGCAAAACGCGATCAAACGCGGCAACTTCCGCAACTACATTCACGCGCTGCGGCAGTTGTTCGATCAAACCACGTTCGATTGGATCATGATCTGCGAGGATGATATCCAATGGGCACGCGACGCAGCGGCGGCATTGACGTGGGACCTTGCACACTGGTCCAAGGACGATAGGGTCGGAGCCATCTCACTCTATTGCCCGATCCGCGTGAGCAAGGTTCTCGAGAAGAAGTACGGGCTGCCGCTCGTGCAGGGCTTCTATCAATTGAACCTCGGGCGGGGCACGTGGGGAGCTCAGTGCCAAGTCTATCATCGCTCGTGGGCAGCGCTGATCTTGCACTCGAGTTTGTTGAATGCCTACTTGCAAGATCCACGGTGGGATAAGAACGTCGATCACCTAGTCGCTCAGGTGCTCGCATCAAAAGGCCGGGAGATCATGTACCGCATTCCCTGCCTTGTCGATCACACTTTCGGTGATGGGAATTCGAGCCTTGGCTACAAGCCCGACCGGCCTGAACTCAAGACCCGATACTTCCAAGGATAGCGCGCCATGGCTCCAGTAACGATTGTGATGCCCTACTACGAGAACCCGAAGATGCTGCGTCTGCAGCTGCACGAATGGCGCATGTTCCGGCCAGCCGAGAATATGGTGTTGCAGGCGATCGTCGTGGACGATGGGTCGCCGCGCAATCCGGCTGAGCCTGTCATCAGGGAGTATGGCAACGTCGGGTTCCAGATCAGACTGTTCCGCATCGTGCCGAACATTCCGTGGAACCAGGACGGCGCGCGCAACCTCGCGATGATGCACGTCAACACGGAGTGGGCGCTCCTGACGGACATGGATCACATGCTCTCGCGACTCGAGGTCGGCAAGATGCTTGACTTCGTTTCGCACAAGGCAGTGCAGGGCTGTTACTACATGCCCGACCGCGTCGATTGGGACGGGAAGCAGAACCATCCGCACGCGAACTCCTACATCATGCGGAAGGATGACTTCTGGACGATGGGCGGGTACGACGAAGACTTCGCGGGGGCGTATGGCTCCGATGGCAACTTCCGCAAGTGCATGAGAGCGGGCTTGAAGGAGCTGCCGACTCACGACTTCAAGCTGACGCGTTGGGGTTCGGATCAAATCTCCGACGCGAACACCAAGGACTGGGGTCGCAAGGAGTCGCCGTTCCATCGATCGCAGTTCCCGAAGATCGAGGCGAAGGCGAAGGGCCCGGCCTACAAGGCCAAGAACCATATTCGGTTCGAGTATTATCAGGTGGTGGTCTGATGTTGCAGATCGTGTTGTGGAAGTGGGAGCAGCCGGGCACCAAACGTCACTACCTGCCCGAGTACGTGGACATCATGGCGTTGATGCTCCGACGCAATCTGCAGGCAACGCCGCATCGCATCGTCTGCGTGACCGATCGGCAGGAGGGCATACACGAGTGCGAGACTGCGCCCCTGTGGCGTGACGCAAACGATTTGCCGAACGCCTCGGGCAAGCATCTGCCGTCGTGCTATCGACGCTTGAAGCTTTACGATCGTGACACGCAGAAGGATATCGGGATCGACAAGGGCGACCGGATCATGTCGATCGATCTCGATACCTTGATCACCGGCGACTTGCGCGAGCTCGTCAAAACTGAGGGCGAGTTTGTCGGCTGGCACTTGAGGCGTCAGGACGGACAGACCGTGTTCAATGGCTCACTGCAAATGTTTACGGCGGGCACGCTGCAACACATATGGTCGGGTTTCGATCCGACCACGTCACCCAAGGTTGCAGCCGCTGCGGGGTTCAAGGGTTCTGATCAGGCGTGGCTGTCCATGCACCTGATCACTCGGCCGGGGAGCGTCGGCTTGGGTTATCCGCTCGTGAGCTCCTACCCATTGCAGAACCGCATCATGGGCGAGCTCAGGGCGGCGACGCGCATCATTTTCTTCCATGGCTCGCAGAAGCCGTGGGACGTTGAAGCACAGGGCCAGACCAAATGGATCGCGAGGTACTGGCGTCCATGAACCGCAGGGCGTAAGTTTAGCGACGTTCACAAAGCCCGCATAGCGGCCGCTATGTTGGGTAACACAAACCGCGTTGGGCGCGTGCTTCAACGTTAGGATATTGGAGACCATGACAATGCTGCTTTGCGATCGATACGATCTCGACGACGCCGCCAAGGTACGGTACACGACTGATGGCTACATGGTGGCAATGCCCCGTGTCGCGCGCACCGGTATTCAACTCTACTACGGCTCCGAGCTCGGCATGACCGGGCAGGACGCCAAGAAGGTGATGAAAGTTTATCGATCGCAGGACGAGGTGTTCAAGTCATCGTCGCTGCAGTCGTTCCCTCACAAGCCGATCACTGACGACCACCCGCCTGTGAATGTTACGGCCGACAACTGGTCGCAGTATGCGAAGGGTCAGGCCGGGGACGAGGTCGTTCGCGATGGCGACTTCATTCGAGTGCCGATGGTCGTCATGGACGGCGGCACGATCAAGAAGTTCAAGGACGGGAAGGCTGAGCTCTCAGTCGGATACGAGTGTGAGATCGATTTCTCCCCGGGCACTGCACCCGATGGCACCCAGTACGATGCCATGCAGAAGAACATTCGAGCCAACCACATTGCAGTCGTGGACGCTGCACGTGGTGGCGGACAATTGCGTATCGGCGATGGCACCGGAAAGAAGGTCATCGTCGCGGCGCATGCCGATGGTCTGCGGGCCATCATGGACGGCAAGGTCGACAAGAAAGACTATGCCGGCTTTGCCGAGGGATCGCTTCCGCGATGCCTCGCAGATAAAGAGTACCCGTTCGCAAGCGCGGACGGGGTAGTATCCCTTGCCGGTCTCCGGGCTTGCAAGGCGAATGCGATCGCAAAGGGTGATGGCGACATTCTCGCCGCCGTCGACTCGATGCTGTCGCTCCTCGAAACGACCACCACCAGCACCGTCGCTGACGGGCAACACCAGAAGGAAGTGAATATGTCGAAGATCATGTCCGTTGACGGCATCAGCGTCGAAGTCATGAATGATCAGGCTGCCCAGATCATCCAGAAGGCTCTCGACACCGCCGCCCAGCGTGTCAAGACTGCTGAGGACGCTTTCACCAAGGCGAACACGGAGAACGAGACCAACAAGAAGAAGATGTCGGAGGACTCTGCGAAGCACGTGACCGAGATGGCCACGAAGGACGCGGAGATCGCGACCCTGAAGAAGCAAGTCGAGGACGCCAAGATCACGCCGGCCAAGCTCGACCAGCTGGTCAAGGATCGTGCCGTGATCGCCGGCAAGGCTCGCTCGATCCTCGGCGACAAGCTCGTCGTGGACAGCAAGACCGACACGGAGATCATGCGCCAGGTCGTCGATGCCAAGCTCGGCGATGCGGCGAAGGGTTGGGGCGATGCCGAGGTCAAGGTGTCATTCGACACGCTGACCGCGGGCGTCAAGCCGACCGATGCGCAGACCTCGGGCCTTGCGGCCACGGTCGCTGCGTTCTCGACCCCGACCCACGACTCGGGCGATGCTCGTGCGAAGGCCGATGCTGCGATCGCTGCGCGCGACCAGCGTCTGCAGAACGCATACAAGGGCGCCGGCCGGGCGAACTAACGGGAACGGAGCCCCCGACAACGAATAAGGGCCGCGATACGTCGCGGCCTCGAGTAAGGCGTACCAGTTTCTAACCGGTCATAACAGGAGACAACATGACCACCCAAACGAGCTATTCTGAGCGTATGGCACCTCCGTCGCCGGGCACCCTTGCTGGTCAGGTGAACGAGGCGCGGATCACCACGGGCATTTGCGAGACTGCGTCGCCGGGCATTCCGTTCGGTCGCGCCGTGTCGCAGGGCACGCTGTCGGACGAGGGCGTTGTCCTCGGCGGGTCGCTGGCCGGCTTCCGTGGTGTGTCCATCCGCGATATCACCCTCCGGGGCGACGTCGCGTCTGCTGACCTCGACCACTATCTGCCGCCGAACTCGGTCGGCTGCATGGAGTCGGGCGATATCTGGGTCGAGCCGAACGAGGCAGTCACCGCACATGCGGCGGTCTACTTCGTCGCGGCGACCGGCATCTTCTCCGACAATGCGTCGGGTGCTGTCGGCCCGATCCCGGGCGCGTACTGGAAGACGTCTTGCGGCGTCGGCGGTCGTGCCATCGTGTCCATCCCGCAGGGTGGTCGCGCGGCCTAACCGTAGTCTCTCGACTACACAAACCAAACCCCCAAGTCCTAGCGTAAGACACTAGGCATCAGGAGACTACAAGATGCGAATGGTCGACGCACAGCAAGCCCTTGGCTTCGCTGTCAGCCAGACTGCCTACATCGAGCAGCAGGTCTACGAGATCCAGTACCCGGACATTCAGTACCCGGCGCTGATCCCCGTGGACACGTCTGCGAACGAGTGGGCGAAGTCCGTGACCTACTACTCGAGCGACAAGGTCGGTCGCGCTGGATGGTTCCATCACTACGCGAAGGACATCCACGTCGCCGATATCGAGCGTTCGAAGAACGAGGTCGGCATCGAGATGGCGGACATCGGTTACCGATGGACGCTGGAAGAGCTCGGTCAGGCGATGATGATCCCGGGTACCAACCTGGGTCCCGATCGCGCGGCCGCGGCTCTTCGTGCATACGAGGAGTTCATGGACGACATTGCGCTTCGCGGCAAGGCCGAGAAGAACATGTCGGGCATCCTCGACTACCCGGGCATCACGGCGGTGCTCGCCGGCATCGAAGCAGGCCACACGGTCTGGAATTTGAAGTCGGCGGACGGCATCATCGACGACGTGAACAACGCCATCACCGGCGTCTACACCGAGTCGCTGACTGTCGAGATGGCGGACACGATCCTGCTTCCGATCCCCTGCCTGACGATCATCTCCACCAAGCGTATTCCGAACACCACGGCGTCGGTGCTCGAATACCTGACCACGAAGAACGTCTACACCCAGGTCACCGGCCAGCCGCTGACGATCCGTGGTGTGCGTGGTCTGGAGACCGCAGGTCAGAACGGGTCGGGCCGCATGATCGCATATCGTCGCGATCCGCAGGTGCTGAAGATGCACATCCCGATGACCCACCGGTTCCTGCCCGTGTGGCAGACCGGCCCGCTGATCTACGACATCCCCGGCATCTTCCGCGTTGCCGGCCTCGAGATCCGTCGTCCGAAGGCTGTCCGCTACGTGGACGGCATCTACACGTCGGACCAGCTCTCCTAATCGCAGCCAATCTGCCCGGCGGCTTTTAGGGAGATTGGGGTGGGCTCCCCCGAGGGCCCACCCCTCTTATCGTTTTCACAGTGCGCGCCAGCACAGGAGTTCAACACATGCAAGCTTACATCATGAATTTCGGGGACAACACCCGAGTGGTCAACGACAGTTCCAACACTGCTTTCTCGATCGGCATCGGCGAGCTCAAAGAGTGTGACATCCACGACGTCCACTACCACATGATCCGCAGGGGCATCGCGACTGAGACCCTACTCGTCGTGCCCAAGGAGATCCGCAAGACCGAACGTCTTGAGGCCATCATGGCTCTGCTCAAGGGCATCGCCGAAGATCCCTATGAGGAAGTGCTTCAGCGCTACAATGAGATCGTGGAGACGCCGGAGAACGTGACGCTGCGCCCGACGCGCGATCACATGCGGTTGACATTGCGCGGCGTCGCACGCACCGAAGTCGCCAAGGCCCTGCAGATGCAGTCCAAGGTCGTGATCCACGAGCAGGGCGACGCTGTGACACGTCAGGAGATCCCCAAGCAGCCCCCGCCCGAGAAGATCGAGTCGCCCGATCGCAAGGACAAGGCGCCGCGCGAGCCAGCCAAGAAAGCCAAGAGCGCGAAACCCTCGAAAAAGCCAGTCGCAAAACGAGCGCCGAGCACCCGCAAACGCGAGCGGCTGTGAGCGCAGCAACGCGCGGGTGGGGCCCGAACACGTCAGGGCCCCGCAATCGCGCTGTTGCCGCCCCTAATTGAAACGTCGCCGCCCCTGAAACGAGGACCCCGATGCCCTACACGACGCCCACATATGCGGATTTCATCACCCGCTTCCCCGTATTCGATAACGCGATCACGTACCCCCAGAGCATGGTCGAGGCCGTGCTCGCGGAGATGGCGAACAATATTGACAATACTTGGGTTGAGGCCGACTACCAACCCGCGATCATGTACATGACTGCTCATGTGATCGCGACCGAGGCCACGGCGTCCAAGGCCGATAGCGAAATCGGCGTCATCAAAACGCTGACCTCGGAATCGTTCTCGGGAATGGCGCGATCGTGGTCGGTGCAGAACAACGGCACGCTTTCGCAGTCGGAGATGTGGGGCACGACGTTCTACGGACGTCGCTATCTCGATCTCCTGCGCAAGAACAAGCCGGCGGTCGTCGTCGCATGAGCATCACCGACGAACTGCGCAAGTCCGCGCACGAAATGATTGCGCGCTGGGGTGGCGTCGGCCAACTCGTGCGCAACGGCACGCCGCGCGACGTCACCATGGCACGCATCGAGTACAAGCCCGCAGAGCGTGGCCTGTTTGGCGACAAGGCGTCGCGCATTCGGGTGTCTGCCTATGACCTCACGGCGCCCGAGCCTGATCACGAGCGCGATCAGATTGCCTACCAAGGCGAGATGTTCAACATCATACTCCCCGTCACTGGGCCGCGCCCTGCTGGGGAGTTCGTTTATTACGACTGCGAGTGCATGCTTGTTGACGGGGGCAATTCCTAAGTGGTTGGTCAGCCGGGTCCGCGACAGGTCTTCAATAATGTCATCAAGAAGATCAGCTTCCCGAGCGTCGGGGGCTTGGTGTTCCTGCGGGTGTCGCAGCATTGGACCGGCAACGCGGCTCCACCTGCGGCCAAGGCGCAGGCGACTGGCCTGCCGTCCGGTTGGGGATCGCCTGACTGGTCAACCGCAGGGAGCACCGATGGTGTTGACCCGAGTGCGACGCCCGGGTCTGTGCCGATCGTCAATCCTGTTAGCGACAAGATGCTCGCGAAGTATCGATGGTGGTTGCCCGTGAGGCCTGCGCACGATCAGAAGACCGTGACGACCCCGGGTATCGACGTGTTCATAGTCGACACCGCGAACTGGAACGAGATCTATGACCACGTCGTCACTGCGCGATTGACCCCAGTGTGGACACGCGATCAGGCATTGACGTTCTTCAAGACCCCGCCTTTCGGCCTGCTCGATGGGCAGGACCCGAACCTCGTTGGCGTGGGCATCTTCACGAATACTTTCCAGACTGTGGAGATTCCATCGCCGACCTTCTTCTCGATGGCTGCGAGCGGGGGCTGGACCTATCATGTGGAGCCGGGTGCTCCTGCGACTGGGTATCAGGCCGACGACGCGACCGTGATACTGCTCAACCTCGGCAAGCTGTACGCGTCGCTGCCGAAGAATCCGCAGACGGGTAAGAAGCCCGCGACCTTTACGTTCACGATCGGGGGCCCGACGACGCCGGGCAACGGTACCCTGAAGTGGAAGGTCGAGGGTGCAGCGTACAAGTCGCGGTTGACGCCTGCCAATCAAGGCGGGCCCAAAGCTGACGAGCGCAGGGACTACCCGCTTAAGGACACTGCGGCGGGTACGACGACACCCGCCGAGTACCACGTGCCCGATTGGACGCCGTGGCCGCAGACAGGTTACTCGAATGATAACGTCACCGGCGTCGTCTCCGCTGACGTGAAGATCACTTTTGGCGCGGGCAAGACCGCACCTCAGGTCGAGATCACGGGTGCAGCAGGCGGCGGAGGGCCAGCAATTGGGTAACTGGTTTATCGGAGTGGGCCTGTTCCTTTGCGCGGCGGCAATGGGCGGCCTCGTTTATCGTCACGAGACATCGGTCGTCGTGCCTGCGCCCAAGGTCGAGCTATCATGCCCGGCCGTGGACGCGCCCATCATTAACGTGCCTAAGCAGGACGCGCCGGTCGTGAACGTCGAAACGCCCAAGTCGACGGCGACCCCTGCAATCAAGTCCGAGCCCAAGCCTGCTCGCAAAACGAAGAAGCGATCGTCGGCCGCGGCGAAGCTTCAAAAGGAGTGGTCCAATGTCCGACGATAAGCGCGAGAACATTCTCGCTCGAGTGTTCACGATCATGGGCACGGTGCCCGGGATCGAGACGACGAGACGCAACATGGGCATGCTGACGACTGACAAACGTCCGGCCATGGTATTGCTCGACGGCGACGAGATCCCGCGCCTATCGGTCGACACGAACCGTATCAAGGGCAGGCAGGCGCTGCTGGCTCCGCAGATCATATCGTGCCGCCCTGAGGTTTACATTCTGCTAAAGGAGGCCCGACCGAATACCGAGGAGACCGGAACACAACTCAACGCGTTCCGCATCGCGTTCTTCGAAAAGCTTTGGGCCGACGAGACACTGGCTGGTCTTCTCGGCTCGAATGGTACCCTTGTGTACTACGGTTGCGAGACCGATCTGAAGTCCGGGTCCGCAATGTCAGGTCAGATGCGACTGGACTTCGTCATGAACTACCCGTTTATTCCCACCTAAGGAAGGACTACAATGCCCACCACACCCACCACGATCTCGCCGAACGTCAAGAACCTGCAAGTCGGCAAGGGGATCGTCTCCTTCTTGAAGGACGGCGACTCCGAATATCGCGATCTCGGTAACGTGTCCGCGATGGTGATCACGCCTTCGGTCGACACGCTCGAGCACTTCTCGTCCCGTGAGGGCACGAAGAAGAAGGATCTCGTGATCGTGATCGAGCAGAAGTGTGAATGCAAGATCACAATGCAGGAATGGACGCCGGCGAACTTCGCCCTCATGGTCTACGGCGACGTGGACGAGGCCGCGGTCGGCGGCCCCGAGGTCGAGATCTTCGCGAACTCGTCCATCACTGGAGCGTTGCGGTTCGTCGGCACCAACGACGTTGGTCCGAAGATCACCGTCGACCTCTACAACGTCTCGTTCACGCCCACCGGCGACCTCGGCATGATTTCCGACGAGTTCAACGACATGGAGGTCACTGCCGACGTGCTGGCGGCGACGTCGGGACCGAACTCCGGCAAGTTCGGCCTTGCCAAGTTCACGAACATGGTGGTCGGTTCGTAATACACGACCACTTCAACAACGCGCCAACTTAAGGAAATAGACTATGGTATCATTGGTAGACATCGGCCCTTCCGTCGGATCGGTCGAAGTGCGTGGTCAGTCTGTGGAGCTCAACGGCCTGACGGCAAGTCATATCGTTGGCATCCTCACAGCATTCCCGGAGGTCCGCAAAATTCTCGCTCAGCGGGAAGCGGACCTCCAAATGCTGATCTCTCAATTCCCCCTTGCGGTCGCTATGATCATCGCGGCAGGCACCGGCAAGGAAGGCGACGATGCGACGATCAAGGTCGCGATGACTCTCGGCGTCGGCGAGCAGTATGAGATTCTCTCGAAGCTGATGGAACTGACATTCCCAAAAGGCGTCAAGTCTTTTCTCGACGGGGTCAACGCAGCGCTGGACTCGGCCGGCGTGCGTGGATGGGATCAGGCTACGAAATCGCCCGCGCAATCCTCACAAACGTCCGAGCAGGACGAAGCGAGCGAGACTGCTGGAACTCAACTCCCAGACAACTCGCTGCGTGGTGCGAACTGATCGGACGCGATCAGCTCAATCACGATGACTCGCAGTTAGGTCTCATGCGAGCCGCATACCACGCCGACAAGAAAGGGTATCGCGGTCTCGCAAAGAAGCTGCGGGAACAGGGGCAATGACCGTCACCTTCAAATATGAGAACGGGGACAAGCTGGGCGCGCAATTCAAAACGCGCGTCCAGAAGTTCTCGAAGGACATACAGCAAGCGCAGCTTGCCGCCGCCCGACGTGCAGCGTCTGAGATCGAAACTCGAGGACGTGAGAACATCAGGGCCGGCGGCAACTTCGGTTCCGCACGTTGGCAAGAAGGCTTCCAAGCCAAGCTCTCGTTTGCGTCGGGTGGTGCGATCAACATTCGCGTGACCCACGCGGTGCCCTATTGGAAGGTGTTCGAAGAAGGCCGCACGATCCGCGGCAAGCCCATGCTCTGGATTCCCTTGTCGTTTGCGACGGCAGGGTCGCTCAACGTTCGAGCACGTGAATATCCCAAACCGTTGTTTCGTGTGGAGCGCCCGGGCAAGGCCCCGCTCCTGCTCGACGACACGGGTCCCCAGTATTTCGGCAAGACCTTCGTCCGCATTCCCAAGAAGTGGTCACTGCGCGCGATCGTCAGGCAGGTAGCAGGCCAAATGCAGCAATTCTACCGAGAGGCACGACGCAGTGGCAAATGAAGACGATCTCGTTTCCAATGTCCGCATTGAAGGGACAGAGGAAGCAAACGCGAAGCTTGATACCTTCGCACAGAAGGGCGCCGCAGCTTTCGAGAAGATCGACAAGGCTGCCGCAGGAGCTGCTGCAGGAGTCGCAGCCTCCGCGACACAGATCCAGGCAGCGGGCGCCAAGGCCGGACAGGGCCTCAACAACGTTGTCCCGTCCGGATTCCAGAGTCGACTCAAGGAATTCGGCTCCACGCTCGGCGACGTTCAGTCTGCGATCTCGAACGTCACGAGCAAGTTCCCGGCCCTCATCACAGCAGTCGGACGCTTCACGGCCCGCATGGCGACCGCGGGTGCTGCTGCAGCTGCGGCTGGCGCGGGTCTCGCGATCGCTGCGCGCAATATCGCGAAGTCGGTCGACGGGCAGAGCACCGCACTCGAGGACAACGCCAAGGCCCAGACCCAAGCCAATGACCGCATGCTCGAGGGTCAGGTCGCCGCGATCAATCTCGCGGCCGATCAACGCAAGCTACTGACCGAATACGCTCAGGGCAAGATCACGCTCGAGCAGTATCAGCAGGGCATTATCGATAGCAATAACGCATATCGCGAGCAGCAGGTCGTCGCCAATGAGGTCGCGAATGCTCAGGAGCGTGTCCGGCTCGCGAACGAGCGCTTGCAGAAGCAGGTCGCGGATCAGAAGGCTTTCAATGAACTGATTGACAAGTTCGGCGGCCCGCTCCTGACGTCGCTGACTGCGTTCGGGCGCTCGGTCGAGCAGGTTCGTGTGGCCTTCGTGCAGACTCTGGGCCCGTCAGTCGCCAAGGTCTTCGACCTGATCGATGCGACGATCACCAAGAACTTCGGCAACATCCAAAAGTTTTTCAATGATGCCGCGTCGAAGATCGACAATCTGGTCAAGACGCAAGGCCCCGCGCTGCAGACGTTCGCGGTAAAGCTTGCAACGCTGTTCGGATCGATTTTCAACGCGCTGATTGACGGCGCCCCGGGCATTCTCGACTTCTTCAATAACAAGCTGTTCCCTGCGCTCGAGAAGATCGGGAACTTCTTCAGCGGCCTTGCGACGGTCATCAATAGCGTATTCGGAACGAACATCTCCGCAGGCGGCGCCGTCGTGCTCGTTCTGTTCGCGCAGATGACGGGATCGATCCGCCTAATGATCTCCCTGCTCGGCATCTTCAAGGCGTCATGGGCCGCGGTCGGCGGTGTGATCGAAGCGGTTGGTGGGTCGCTCGGCGTATTGTTCGGGCGTGGCGCCGCAGTCACTGGCCTCATTCGATTTGGTTCGGCGCTGACGTCCACGGGCGGCATCCTCAAAACGTTCCTGTCAATCGCGCGATCGGGCATCCCGATCTTCATCACCTTGGCCGAGGTCGTTGCGGCCGCGTTCGGCATCTCATTCGGCGCTGCTGCAATCGCGATCGCCGCGGTCACTGCCGCTCTGATCTTCTTGCTATCGAAGGTTGATTGGAACGCGTTCCTTGCGCGGGCGCAGGCTGCGATCATTGGCGTGGTCAATTTCTTCAAGCAGTTGGGGCAGGGCGCAGTCAATATCGCACAGGCGGTCTCCGATGCCTGGACCCTGCTGATCCAAACTTTCACTGATCTGGGTACGCAGATCGGTGGTATATTCACAGCGGCGTGGCAGTTCGTGATGGACGGGGTGACGGCGACGGTCAAGTTCGTCACCGACACATGGAACTCGATCGTCGATTTCTTCAAGGGCTTGGTCGACAAGGTCAGCCAGTTCTTCGTCGACCTCGGCACGCGTATTACGACTGCGATCTCGGGCGCGATCGATACGGTCAAAGGCTTCTTCGCGGGCCTATTGGCCGACGCAAAGGCCAAGCTCCAGCCGATCCTTGACCTGCTCAACGCGATTGCATCGCTCGTGTCGTCAGCGCTTGGGGGTGGCGAGCTCCAAGGAGCGCAGGGCTTCGCGGGCGGTGGGCACATTCGAGGTCCGGGTACCGGCACGTCAGACTCGATCCCGATCTGGGCGTCGGCTGGCGAGTTCATGGTCAAGGCCAAGTCGGTCGCCAAGTACGGTCTCGGCATGCTCCACGCGATCAACAACGGCACGCTCCGCGTGCCGAAATTCAACATCGGGGGCCTGATCTCCTCGAGCATGGCATCGGTCGTGCCGCGATTGGGTTACGCAAGCGGTGGTGAGATCGCAACACCGCCCGCCCTGCGGCCTTTGAGTCTGACATTGTTCGGCGAACAGTTCTCGGGGCTGCTTGCTCCTGAGGATGTGGGCGAGCGTCTGACCAAGTTCGCAGTCGCGAAGGGTAATCGATCTGCAGGCCGGAAACCGGCTTGGGTTGGAAAAGGACGTAACTGATGCCCGTTGATGCAAGTCACGACGATCCCATTGCCCCGAACTCCTTCACCGTGCTCCGCATGGTGGGAGTCGGGGTTCCGCCATATTCGTGCCGCGGCGCGAAGCAGACGCTGACCGCGATCGATCAGGCCACCAACCTCAAACGCACATGCAACGGCAAGCTCAAGGACATTTCGTTCTCGGGCTTCAAGGTCTACAAGAGCACGATCTCTTGCTCCGACCAACGCCCGCCGAACTTTGACGGGAAGTGGCCCGGCCTGACCGTCGTGATCGATTGCATTGCCGAGCTCTCATATACGCCGGATGAGGGCGAGACGCAGCAGCGACCTGCGGTGCCCGGGTCATGGCGCATGGAAGGAGCGCACGCGGTTTATCGCCCGCGTCTGACGTGCAAGATCCTGACGCTATCAACCGATACCGACGAGTACGATGCCGCTTGCAATTGGACAATGGACGTTGAGGAAATCGAGGTTCCGTCATAATGGCGCACGATCGTATCTACTTCGCATGGGTGAATGATGGGGAGACGTTCAATCCCGCGATCCACAATCGCGAGGATGAGGACGTCTTCTCGTTCGATTTTGAGCACTCGGAAGGCGACTTCGCTGCGCTCACCGTCGTGATCAAGAACCCGCGGATCGGCTTGCTCAACACGGGCCGCAAGGTCTGGGCGATCCTGTCTTACGGTAACGACTCGGGCATCACACCGATCTTCCGTGGTCGGCTTGTCGGCGTGCCGACCAACATCTTCGACACGCTGGTCACCCTGAGCTTCACCGCGCGGCCGTCTGACTTCGTCGCGCAGAAGACAACGCTCGCTGAGTCGCTCAAGGTGCTGCCCTATTACGACTCCATTTTTGTTAGTCCCGACTCATGGGGCGATCCGGACGTGGTGCTCGAAGCTTATTCGCGCCTGTGGCATATCGATCCCGTGACTTTGGTCGTCACCGCCTCCGACATTCTGGTCGGCGAGGACGGGGTCGAGGAGGTCACCGAGGACGAGCACTTCTACGACGATATGCAAGTCACGTTAAACTCGACGCCGCTACGGGCCGTCACGATGACGATGACCATCCCGTGGACGCAGTCGGATGCGGGCGGCCTAGACCTCACGGGAATCTTCCGCAGGCTCACGAATGGCTACTTGCTCTCGTCATTCACGCTGCCCGGTCTGATCTCGTCGTGGCCCAAGTCAGGCGATGGTTTCGGATCAGGCTGGGATGTCACGGGTGGCCAGCTTGTCGATCTGTCGGGCGAGCAAGGCACCATGAAGCTGCCCGATATCTTCTATTGGAATGGATCGGTACCGATCCTTCCGGAAGGCTCAGTCGTGTTCCCCTTGAAGGCCACGGGCGAATATCACTCGGGCGAGACCGCGGGCTTCAATTTCCAATTCGAGATCGTAGCGGCTCCGATTGGTTATGGCGTGCCGTCGCTCTCGGTCTCATACACTGCGGGTCGCGAGTTTGCTCAGATCGTGACGTTCACGCTCCGCAGCGATCAGCAATCGATTGTCACGCTGCCTGGTGATGACGAGTCCTTGGCGCTGACGCTGAACGCGAACAAGGTATCCGATCCGACCGAGGATGGGTCTATCCCGCTTGGCGACGTGCGCCTGCGCAACTATACGCACACTGAACGGGGCCTGCTCTCGATCCAGTACGGCCTGTTAGTCGCTCGCGCGCACCTCATTGCGAAGTCGCGCGCAGTCGAGACGTCATTCAAAATGGGCTTCCGCGACGCGCTCCGTCTGAACAACCTGCGCAAGAACGGGCTGTTACACGACCATCGTTTGCCCGGGGGTCAGGCCAATGGCAAGATCATTGGCGCCAAGCTTTCGGTCAATGGTGACGACGGTGAAGCGACTGGCACCATCACTATCGCGTCGTCAGTCGGATATGGCGGCTCCTACACTGCATCGCCGGGCACTCCGACCATTTGGGACGAGGGCTATATCGACGACTACCAGCAGTACGAGAACCAGATCGTCGTTACCGATACCGAGGACATCGCGTGGACGATCCCCGTGCCATCGCAGTTTGACGATGGTGTGGACTTCGCGCGTGGCCTCAACGTCGGCAACGCGGTGATGGCTGCTTCAATCATCAACGACTCTGACACCCAGCGTGGTCTGATACTCGCTGCAAGCGCAGGCCCGCTCACTGATCAGGCCGCGATCTCGAGCGTGTTGTCCAATGCTCCGACGCAGTTCAGTTTCAAAATGATCCCCATGGAAGGCGGTCCCTTCCAAGACGAGGTCGTGGTCTCGGTGTCCGATCTCGTCATTCCGCAGCAGATCAATTTGGAGGCGCCATCCAATGCCTAATCACCTCGAGTTCGTCGTCCGGCCTTCACAAGCTCCGCAAATCAGGCCGGGCGTGCCGACGCAGATCTTTGCCACACCCAAGATCGTCGTCAATGACCCGATCGTCTGGGGCAGTTCTGGAGACAGCGTGTTCAGTTCCAATGCGTCGTCGCAGGTCGAGCTGCCGCAGCCCAAGTGGGAGGAGTCGCGCACCTATGACGTGGTGCGCGTGTTCAACCCCGACGATCACTCGCAGTTCGTCGATACCGAGCAGATGACGGAGTACCAGGCGCGCAACAAGATCGGCAAGGATCGCATCACACTGCGGTTCGCCACCAACACCAACACTGACGACACGGAAGTGATCTCGACCGGCAACATCCGGAAGAGCAACGTGCCGTCGCCATAAGGGGTCACAGACTATGGACGGCATTGTTTTCAGGACTACAGACAACACTCGCTGGGGCGCAGGTGGTGGCTCTGGCACGGGTGGCAACATCACGGCGCTTCAAGAGGATGAGAACAAGTGGGCATTCCTCACTCGCATTCAAGCCCTCGAGAACGATCCGCCGGAAGCCGTATCGATTTCCGGCTTCACCATTATCGGCTCGCAGTTCCAGATCAACATGACTGACGGGTCGCATCATGGCCCGTATACCCTGCCGATCGCAACGTTCCATGATCAGGGCACATGGGTCAACGACATGCCGTTGGCGCCGCTTGACCTGATCAACTCGCCGGGCTTCGGGTTATATCGCGTGCTGATCGCGCACACCACGCCGTCCGCGCCTGCGACGTTCGATCCCGATGCCGTGGACGAGGACTCGGGCTCTCCGACGTTCGGCCAGCCGCTATACCAGATCGTGTATGGCGAGCAAGACTACATCTACGACGTGGGCTTCTTCTTCCCCGGGCGCCCCGGCATCGGCGTGGACGATGGCTCCGCAATGTTCGGGCATGTTTTCGTGCACCCCGTGAGTGCTCCTGCGACGCTGCCAGGCTCGGAAGCGTTCCTCAAGACCGATCCCGCGTCCAGCATGTCGATGAAGATCCAGAAGAACGGAACGGACATCGGCACCGTGGACTTCGTCGCCGGATCGAACACGGGCACATTCACGCTCGCTGCGGACGCATCGTTCGCGATCGGCGATCGCTTGACGGTCTTGAAGCCAACCGCAGGCGTTGACACCGATGCGCGCGAGCTCTCGGTAAGCTTCAAGCTAGTCAGGACGTTCTGATGACGATCACAGCCAAACAGTTTGGCTTCGCTACTGCGTCGGGTGTTGTCGCCAACATGGTCGACGGCGATCTCGTCACGTATTGGCGGCCGCTCGCCACAGACTTCGCTGCATACTCGGCCCAGTTCTTTTTGTCGGACAAGGTCACTCTCAATGTGGGCGCATCGTTCCCCGCCCTCGAGTTCGATTTGGGTGAGGCACAACGCGTGCCGCAGTTCCTGTTCAAAACCCAAACCATGCTCACGCTTGGCCCGTCGATCCTGATCGGTTCGGACGTCGGCGCGACGTCGCCGGCCGACACGTTGCAGTCAAGCGACATACTGCTCGGGCAGTATTCGGGCGCGGAGATGTGCAGCAATGGCTTTCTCGTCGTGCCCGTGATGCGCGACGCCGATATCCGCAAGCGCTTCCTGCGCTTCCTGCAGCGATCGTCTGACCCTTCGGTCGTGGCTCCGACGCCCGGGCCTGCAAACTCCGTTACCTATGACGACGGCGAGGGTGCATGGCAGGTCGTGAACTACTCGACCAAGCTCATAATCGAAACGTGGGGCGGCGGTGCGTCGGGCGGCATCTCCTCGAAAGCCCAGAACGGAGGCGCGACGACCGCAGCGCGCGACGTGGTCCCGTTCCTGATCACGGCTAACGGGGGAGTCAAGGCAACTGCCACAGCGCCGAACACTCTAACGGGCGCCGGCACAGGCGGCACGGCGTCGGGGGCGAATGTAAGCAACGTCACGGGCGGGGCCGGCTCTGTGCCGTCTAATAACACCGGCGCGGTGGGCTCTAGCGGGGCAGGGGGCGACGCCCCGAACGGGGGCCTCGGGGGTGAGGGAGTTTCAGTAGCTGCGGCCTATCCCGGCCAGAACTTCTACTATGGCAAGGCTGGGCAATCGCCCGGGGCTGGCGGTAGCGGACACTCCTTCTGGGCGCCAGTCGGTGGTCCCTACTTCTTCAAGTGCCCGGGTGGCGGCTCGGGTGGCTATGCCCGACACGAGATCACGCGTGGTTCAGGAGACGCTGAGCCGGGCGACTTCATTGCTTATCATGTCGGCGCGGGTGGCGTGTCGACTGACGGCGACGGTCGGGGCGCACCCGGCCGCGTTCGTTTCTCTTGGACCTGAGGAGATCAAATGGCTATCATCTTTATGGACGGTTTCGATATGTATACACAATCGACCGTCGCGCGCAAAGGCTACGGCGGCACTCCCGGTTCGCCGAACAACGTGGACACCGGGCGGTTCAGCGGGCAGTCGTGGAAGGCCGACTCCAATGCTAACCCGATGACTACGCCGACGTTCACTGCTATTGACAGCATCGCGATCGGCTTTGCCTATCAGCAGCAGAACGTCAACAGCAACTACTCGACCGGTAAGGCCATGATGACGTTTCGCAATGGCTCGACCGAAATTTGCAAGCTGGGTGTAGACCAGAATGGCGCGTTGAAGTTCGGACGTGGCGACTTCACGACCAACAACGTCTGCTCGTCGTCCAATGGTGCGATCGTGGCCGGCGCGTGGAATTACATCGAAGTCGAGCTTGTGCGAGCGACCGGATCGGGCGGCTCCGTCAACGTTTACTTGAACGGAGCGCTCGTCGCGAATGCTTCGAGCACGAACACCGGCGCCTCGAGCATCGATAACATCGCCATTACGACCGAGGCTGCATCCTCGGGTAACCGTTGGATCGACGACTTCTATATCGTCAACACCAACACCAAGTTGGGCGAGTGCAAGATCGAAACGCTCCGCCCGACTGCCGACACCGCTCAGAAGGATTGGACGCCGAACAGCGGTGCGAACAACTACAGCCGTGTGAACAATACGACCTTTGACGACGATACCAGCTACAACGCTGACGCGACGGTCGGTCATAAGGATCTGTTCGATCTCGCGGACCTCTCGAGCACGCCATCGTCGATCAAGGCAGTGCAGACCGTGTTCGTCGCGCGCAAGGACGACGCGACGACCCGCACCGCCCGCGTCAACATGAAGAATGGTTCGACGACGACGAACGGCACGACGCGCAGCATGGCGTCGACCTATGGCCTGTGGAACGACATCTACGAAACGAACCCCGATACGTCGGCGGCGTTCACAGCGTCGAATGTGAACGCAATGCAGCTGGGTTATGAGGTAGTCAGCTAGTAACATGGCACAGAACCAAGTCACCGAACTCGCAGTTGAAGTCCTCAGCAACGGTGCGGCATCGGTCCGCACCACCGAGGTGGGGGCCGAGGTTCTGCATGCTGGCGGCACGACGAGCGTTCGAGCGACCGAGCTCGCGGTCGAAGTGCTGCGCACGGTCGCCGATGCTTCGATCCCCGGCAATGCCAGCGGCGATACAGTCACCGTCACCACGAGTCTGATCGCGGGTGCTCCTGCGATCGATGGCAACGCGACTGGCTCAACGGTCACGATCACGACCGACATCTTCACGCCGATCCCGGGCCAGACGCTCACGATCACCGCATCGCTTGCACTCGAGGGAGTGCCGACTACCAAGCCGATCGACGGCGGCGCGATTTATGAATTCTACACGTCGCAAGTCGCGACGAAGGTTTACCAGAGCGTCGACTATGACTCGATTTGGGGTCGAGGCGATCGTGCGGCCTCGGGCCTGATCACGGATTCGGGGGCGTATGGGTGGTCCGCAGTGTTCGGGCCAATGGCTGATGGTTTCAACAACGACTATGGCGTGGGTCTTGGCGACGGGCCTGCGACCTCAGGCGACAATCATGGGGCCGCGCTCTGGTTTGAGACAGAAGACCTGATCGATATTCGGGGCTTCCAGCTGGGCGGCGGCGCGCAACTGCAAGACTACAATGGCATGTGGTCGATGTTTGGTGGTATCCCCGGTGCGATAGCGCCGGAGCCCTACACCGCGGGATTTGACGGCTTTAACAACACGCAAGAGACGCTTGACTCGTCTGTCAGCTTCACCTACTACAAGACCGAATACACATTCGAGCCGCGCCAGTATGTGCAGTATCGTCACTGGGAATTCGTGTACCTCGCGGGCACTCGAACGAACGCGCGTTTCTCGAATGAGATCTGGCTCAAGGTCGCGCACTCCAATCTTGATGGCGGCGACCGCAGGCCTTCGGCAGCTCCCGAGCGACGTGTTGCGTTCAGCATGTCGTCTGATTGGGGCAGCGTGGCTCCTGATAGCTCGCACGATACGCCGCAGCAAGCTTTGTTTGATGGCCTGTGGCATGGGTCGACGGGCAAGAAGATCGCAACGATCGGCGCCGCGTCGAATACTGATAACCCGGTGAGCACGGCGGGAGCGTGGTTCCAATTCGATTTCCCGCGTCCCGTGATGCCGAACCATCTTCTGTTCGTGAACTTCAACAATACGAAGGAGACTTACACCGGGGGCCTGCCCGATCACTACGGCACGTGGCATTGGGAGTACGCGGACTCGTCGTCGGGCCCGTGGACGTCGGTCGGCGACCCATGGTTCTTCCGCGATCAATGTATGTACATGATCGCGCCACAGTCCGGCGGGTTCTTCCTGCCCGGAATGCCCACCGATGGTGCGCCGCATTGGCGCATGGTTCTCGACTCGGGGCCTGCATTCGGTGGCCGATCGCTCGTGCAAATCCAGTTTGATCTATTCGATACCTCGGGCCTTGCGCCTCCCCTCGTTATCGCATTCTCCGACGACACCGATGGCGTGCCGGCGACCGTCACGATCGGGCCGCCCGGCGACCCCTATGTCGTCAAGTTCTCTGATGGTTCGGACGATGGCTTCGGCACTCTGACTCCGACCAACACACCGAACCCGCTGTTGACTGTTGCCTTCACTGACGAAGGGCAGTTCGACACGTGGTCAGATCTGTACCCATCGGTGGTGGTGCAGACTGTGGTCGTTTCAACAGGAAGGTAAATATGGACCCTACAACTGGGAAAGAGCATTCATGGCACGACGCCATGAAAGTCTACCTGAAGTTCGAGGGCGGCAAGGACGATGATCCGATCGATCCAGGCGGCCGCACGAACCAAGGCATCATTCAGCGTGAATACGCCGCCTACCGCAAGCGCAAAGGCTTGCCGGCTCGCGACGTTTTTCTCATGGAAGACACCGAGCGCGACGAGATCTATTGGGAAGGCTACGGCCAGAAGATCAGGTTCAACGAATTGCCGCCCGGCGTCGATATCGTTCTCGGCGATGGCGCGATCAATTCGGGTCCGGGTCAATCGGTCAAGTGGCTGCAACGCGCACTCGGCCTTTCACCTGACGGTGTGTTGGGCAATGTGACGATGCAAGCCACACTCGACTACCCTGATCATGACGTGTTGATCGCCAAGATCCTGCAGTTCCGCGAAGCGTTCCTGCGGGCGTTGAAGACGTTCTGGCACTTCGGCAAGGGCTGGATCTCGAGGGTGAACCAGCTCAAGAGGATTGGTCAGGCGTGGGCGATGGGTTCAATTGGTCCCGCGGTCGTGTGGGAATCCAACATGAACAAGAAGGCGACGATCGTGGATGCGAAGCCGCTCGTCTCGACGGCTCCCGCAGACGCAACCGCAGCTGGTGGCACGATCACGACCGCGCTCACCACCGCGCAGCAGACGCTGTCCCCGTTGCAGGGCTCGTCTCACTTCGTCGATCAGGTCTTGGTCGGCTTGCTCGTACTCGGCGGCCTCGCGACTGCGTTCGGCTTTGCGTATGCCTATTGGGCGCGCAATCGCAACAAGACCCTGTCCGACGATCTCGGTCTCGGTATTCCGATCGGCGCCAACGACAACAACGTGGTGCCGGATGAGGTCAAGGCCCAGTACGAAGACCCCAATGCGCGGGGTTCGGAGACTGGCAATATCGCCGTGGGCGTCGTCACCGCCTCCGGCCGAACGAACGGTGACACGGAAGTCCGTGTCAATCCCCCGAGCCCTGTTCCCGCTGACAAGCGGGCGGCTTAAATATTAAAGGAGCGCGCCATGGCTGACATGATTTGGAACGCGATCATTGATCATATCCCGATCTGGGGTTGGGTTCTGATCATCGGCATCCCTATCGGTGCGCTCCTGTACTTCTTCTCTCCCATCCTGATACCGATTTGGAATGCGTTGCCCAAGTGGCTAAAGGTGACGCTGATCTTTATCGGGGGTGTGTTCCTCGCGTTCATGGGTGGGCGGTACCGCGGCCGCGCAAATGCGGAAGATGAAGAGCGCCGACGCAATGCGCAGGCATTGCAGAAACGAAACGAGGTGGATCGTGACGTCGATAACAAAAGCAATTCGCAGGTCGACAAGGATCTGCGTGATCGTTGGCAGCGCGATTAGCTTGGCCGGCTGCGCTGGTAGCGTCTGCACGGGCTGGGGGCCGATTACCGTGAGCAAGGACGACAAGCTCACAGACGGCACGGCCCGGCAGATTCTCAAGCATGACGAATACGGGGCCAGCCTTCATTGCCCCGCGTTCAAACCGAAGGGTAGGTTCTTCTAATGTTGCCGGAGTGGGTCACGAAGATACTCGGGGACATGGGTTTCCCGGGTGTCGTGATCTTCATGGAGTTCATGGTCTGCGCGGGACTCGTTGCCTATATCAAGTCGCTTCAGAACAAGGCGGACAAGGTGTATGGCTACCGACTCGCCGAACGTGACACACTCAACAAAACGCTATCCGACACCGCGGGCGTCTTGCGTGATATGCTCAAGGTGACGGAGGAGCGCAACGAACTGACCGAGGAGCAGGCCAAGCTGATCGCTCAGCAGGCCCATGCGTTCGAACTCCTCAAGGTCACGATCCTTGCTCAGTATGAGAACATCAAGGATCACAACGACGCTTCGGCAATGGCCGTCACCGCCATGGCCGACGCGATACGGCAGCTGACCACGATCGTCACGGAGAACCGCACGATCGCGCAAGGTCACGTCCAAGACGTCCGCGCAACCATGAATGCGCAGGGCGAAGAGTTGCGGAAGGTTCTTCGCGAGTGCTCAGACGCGCAAATCAAAGCGCTAAGGGAGCAAGGCGAGCAGAGCCTGTCGGCGATCCGCGCGGCACTGGGAAATGTCAGAGTAGTCAACCGCGGGAAGCGGAGGCCCAAGACCGTATGATCGAGCGTATCGAAAAATTATTCAGGCGATGGGGGCTCATCCAACCGTTCACGGAGGACGACGTGATCAATGCGGAGATCGAGAACCAAGCGCGCGACCACGAAAACATGATTGACCGATTGCATGAAGCAATCGGAAAGCGTCTTTCCACCAACAGAAAATTGCGCGACTCAATCAAAATAGCGCAGAAGCGCACTACCTCGTTCGAACAGTTCGAACGGTACTTGGTGAGGAGACGTGATGATTGATATTGTAGTGCAGCACCAAGCGTTGATCCGCGAATGGATCAATGGCTCTTCAATGATTCTCTGCCTGACCCTGACCTGCATGATATCAATCTTCATGTGGGACACTGCCCTCGATTGGTACTCGCAGATCGAGAGACCGCGCGGACGATCGTGGACCAAGGGTCCGGGTGTGCAGACGGCTTGCGCGTTGTGGTGGGTGTTCGCCGCCGAGACTTATCGATCGGGCGCCGTGTGGGTGCTTTACCAAATGGGTAAGGCCCACGGCGACGTCGGCGTCTTCTTCAACGTGAACCATAGTTTGATTACGTCATACGGATATCTGCTGGCAGGCATCGCGCTCAATCTTGGCCTGCTAAGGGCGATCTACATATTCACACCGCCCGAATGGAAAAGCAAGGTGTGGGTATACTCCGCTATCGGGGCGTTGCTGTTCTGCGCGATGCCCTCGTTCCTTTCACTCCTGATCAGGATCTACATAGATGAGCTCTGACCTGTCTCCATACTTCGGCAACAAGATTTGCCGGTGGCTCAACAATCAAGCCGACATGCCGTCGCGCCCGACCAATCTCTACATTGCGCTTTTCAACGGGAACCCGAAGACGTCGGGTACCGAGGTCGGCGCGACGATCAACAGCGGCGCTCCGCGTCAGGAAGTGACGTTCGCAGACATCGCGTCGGGCGCGTCACACTTGTTGACCTCAGACATCGCCGTTGACTTCGGCAATGCCGAGGGCGCTGCGACGTTTACTCACGTCGCCCTTTACGACAACGCGACCCCGGGTTCGGGCAACCTGTACGCGTCGAAAGTCGTTAGCGGCGGCACGGTGTCAGTGCTCGTCAACTCGTCCGTCAAATTCCAATCGGGCGGGATCACGTTCAACATTGGTTCCGACACCTAAGAGTTCGCGCCCCGTGGTCTGACCACCGCCACGTGTGAGCGCGTATATCGGCCGCAGTCTCTGGCGCGGGAGTGTGGGCCGAGGTGAGGGCGGGGGCGAAAGCCTCCGCCTTCGCTGTTTTGGGGCCTGCTCGCCCCCGTGCCCGAGGGCGGCACACATTCAAATAAACGCGGATACAGAGCGCGCGGGGCGATCGACGCCCCCGAACACGGGCCCCCCGCATGACCCCCTGTTGCTCGAGGCCCTAACGAGTGTGAAAATGTCGTGCAGTATGTGTCAATGCGCGACGTGATCAACATTGCAAATCCGCACATCCCCGATCCCATCACGCAACACCATAGGTCATCCCGTCTGTCGGGTGAGGTCAGTTTCACAGCCGTTAGCCAAACGGTCGCTGGTAAACCTCAAATGCGTTGACCAACGCAAACTATGTCAGTTTACTCTGACCGTCTGGACTTTATGAGCTCACCAGTATCAAATTGGGTCCGACGCAAATGATCAAACGATCAAGTCGCTACAATGGAGATAATGCCAAAAGCGACATAGGCAGATCTGCAAGCCTATGGCATCTAGAAAAATCAGACCCAACCAAAAGGTGACGGGTAAAAGCTCCACAACACTTTCACACTGAGTGACTGCTGTGTTGTGGAGATGTTGCACCTAGGATCTGGGTAAATAGTAAGGAGTGTGAGAAATGAAGTATACGTTGAGAAAGTACGCGGCATGGGGTGTGAATAAGAAGCTTGTGCGCAAACCCTACTCGAAAGCGTTGAGCTATCCCGATCAAGCTCCGCGACATAAAACGAAACGTCGCAAAGGCTACGCAAGCGCGCAGCGCAAGCGTGATAAACGCAAGGTTCGCAAATTCACGATAGACCTTGCGATCAAGCAATACCTCAAGCTCCCCGAGCATGAATTGATATGCGAGCATCATTTGCGCGAGTGTGAGCGCAGACTCAAGCTGCCCGTGATCAGACTCAAGCTTGATTGCGACGTGCCTTTCTCCACATTCAAGGGACGCAAGACTCGAGTATTCGAGACACTGCGTCTGAAACATCCGCAATTGTGTTAGTAAGGTGTGAGAACTCACACTGCCATAGGACATGCGAATATCGCGGGGATTGTAGTGTGATTGCGTCACGCTCCTTTGCACGCTATAATGCCAAACCCAGTAATAGACACTGGGAAGCAAAGGAGACTGACGAATGCCAAAACAGACTGACATAACGGGATCGTTCCGCGTGCCGGAAGAGGCATGGGGACGCTTCTGGAATCTCATGCGCACGATCGACGGCGCGGAGATACTGCCAGCCGTTCGCGTCAACGGCCACGCGAAGCCCGAAACCAAGACCCGGGTTCGGGGTAAGGACACCGAGGGGTCATCGGGCAAGTGCATCGTGCTCAACGCATTGCTTGCGCACGGCGCGACGATGACGACCAAAATGATCTCCGACGCGATGGTCGCCGCAGGGCGTTCGCCGCACGTCGGCTCCCTTCTCGATCGGTTGAAGAAGGACAAGGTCGTCGTGGCTGCTGCGGGCGGTGGTTACCGCATTACTGCAGCCGGCCGCAAATTCGCACAAGAACACTGCACGCTCTGAGGGGGCAACACACCATGAAGTCACGTACCTACCGTTTCACGAACAAGGACCCCGTCAACGACGAGATCATGATGATGGTCGACGAGTCGGGCTTGAAGGGCAAGGCCCACATTGGCCGTATTGCCCAACTCTCCACGCTCGCATATGGGACCGTTTACGGCATCCTGTACGGCGACACGAAGCGGCCGCAGAACGCGACCGTCATGTCGATCGCGACCGCACTCGGGTTCGAGCGCAAGTGGCAGCGCACGACCAACAAGTTCGATCTCGAGACGCAACTGATCGACGCCAAGCTGTACATCAAGGCCGAGCGGGCCCGTATGGCGAAGGAGTCGCCGCCCAAGAAGAAACGGGTCAAGAAGACCAAGCTCCGTCTCGTCAAGGGAGTGGCCTGATCGATGCACCCACAACTCCACTATCGCGAATTCTTCGACGGCGTGAAAAAGATTTTTTGCGTCGTTGAAGAGCATCCTCTTTATCTCGTTCTGCAGCAGGACACGGGAGAATATTGGACGCTCACGACGCCGCGCTCCCTTCAAGAGGTCATCGATAATCTCAAGAGGGATCGCAAACTGGGGTCCATAAAAGGGTTGATCCTGACCGGCCACATGCCGGGCGGGAGCATTGCAAGAATGAAGTGGAGCATCGAATGAACGTGCTGCAGGAGATCGCAGAAGCGATCAATGAGGCCTGTGGTGGCTTCAGCGATACCACAAGCCACCGCGACATGTTTCGACGTGTCGCCGACGCCATCGAGAAGAGGGCACGACTGCACCCCGATTTTAATCAGGGCGCCGCCGTGTCACGCGACCTACTGAACAAGATGAACCCCAACAAGTAAACAGGAGTATCTATTATGAAAGCCAAGAAGATTAAACAACGTTCCGCAACGAAGGCCGACAAGGAACTGGGCGACAAGATCCGCGCGCGCCGCATCGAGATCAGCATGTCGCAGGCCGAACTCGGCGAACATATCGGTGTGTCGTTTCAACAGGTGCAGAAGTACGAGAAGGGCGTCAACCGCGTGTCGGTCCCACGTCTCGCGCAAATTGCAAAGGCGCTCGACAATACCGAGATGTCGTACTTCACGGGCGAGAACTCGGGCGAGCAAACGAAGATGTTGTCGCTGTTCACCGATCGGCCCAGCCAGCGCCTGCTCGTCGCGTTCCACAAGATTGCGGACATGGAGACCCGGTACCGCGTCGTGGGACTCCTCGAGTCAATGACGGCGCATGGCGGCTAGGGAGCGTCTCAACACGTACTCGTCAAAGGTCCTGCGGTTCGCGTTGTGCGATCCGCGGGGCCTTCCCGTCTTTGTTGCGTCGTCAATCAACAGGGCGCTGAGCGAGTATGTTGATATGCGCGGAGGCATCCTGCTCAACGACGACGACGCGCAACGGTGGTGGTCATCGCTGCAACGCAGTAAGTGGACCATTCGAAACGCACATATCGAATGCAGCGTGGGTGCTGCGATTAAGGAGTTACCAAATGGCAAAGACAAAACGAAGCACGTTCAAAAAGAAGGTCGGGAACATTCGACACCGACCAGCAAAGGGCAAGCCGCCCGCGCGACGAAAGCGAACCCCAAGGGCCGCGCCCCCGGCGCCGCGTCAAGTCGGCGTGCTTGACGCGATCGGTGAGTGCATGGCCGATATCGAGGAGCTTGCTCAGGAGATGCGCGATTGGGCCGATAACATGCCCGAGAATCAGCAAGGCGGTGACAAGCACTCTGAGATCGAGCAGGCGGCCGACACACTCGAGGAGCAGGCCGGCAACGACCCTGTGACGCCCGAGACCATGTCGTTTATCAACGAGGTCAAGGTCACGATCCAAGACCCGACCCCGCGTCGCAGGGGCTTCTCACGATCGCAACGACTCAGCCATGTGCAGGGTCGTTTGCAGATCATCATTGACGCACTCAATGAGGAGAAGAAGGTCCTGCAATGGGACGAGAGCAAGCAGAACGTTGCCAATGAGCTCACAAACGCACTCGAAGAAATCGAGAGTGAGTTGGACGGAGTCGAGTTCCCGGGGATGTTCGGATGATCAAGACCGAGGAGTTCATTCTCATTGTTGACGGCCTTGGACTCCTCGCTGCCCTCAAAATCGCAATGGAGATTATGATGACCAATCGACGTGACATATACGGTGACGGGCATGGCTTCGTGAACGTGCCGGTCGGGCGCAAGCGTGACGTGACACCCTATCGATACACATACGACACGAACTTCCCTTCACATAGCAAACCCTTCCTCGGCCTTTATGACAGCCCGGAAGGGAGATACTCCGTGATCATTTGGCGCGCCAACAGGGTGATTGACGAGTTGCAGTTCATCACGCGTGACGGCGCGGCCCCACATTACATCCCCGATCCGATCGCGTGGGCGGAGTTGCCGGAGCAATGAAAAAGTCCGTCAAACGCGAACGACTCGAGGAACCTGCCGAACCTGATCGTCAATATGGTCAGGTCGTGTCGCAGGCGAAGCAGTGCACGTTCTGCAAACACTTCTACATCAAGCCATGCTCGGACAGGAGCAAGGAGTCTTGCCCGAACTTCCTGCATCTCAAGCGAGGCAAGAAATGAGCCGACGCAACGCTGACAAGCCGCCGATCCACATCTACACGGATGGGTCTTGTGCGTGGCATCGCTCCAAGAAGAGGACTCACGGGGGCTGGGCATTCATCGTGCTGTCAGACCCCGAGGGCAACGAGTCGAATGTGTATCGGTCAGGGCATTGCGAACCCCCGCAGACGAACCAAACGATGGAGCTCATGGCTGTGCTCAATGCCCTGCGCTACGTCAAGGATTTCGGCCTGCGGTCTTATTCCATCGTGGTACACACCGACTCCATGTATGTCATCAACGGGATGGAGTCGCAGTTCCGACACCAACTCGCCGATGGCCTGATCGATGCTCCTAACAAGGAGATTTGGTTACTCCTGCACCGTCACGCTGAACGATGCAAGAGTTTGAAGTTCCAACACGTCAAGGGTCATGCCGGCCATGTGTGGAACGAGTACTGCGATCGAATGGCGGGCAAAGCCCGTCTCGACGGTATCAAACTAGCAATGGAGAACGACAATGGCTAATGGACAACGCACTGCGAATGAGGTCGCCCAGCTCGAAACTGAGGTGGAGATTCTGCGAAACGAGAACGAGCAGCTGCACCGCCAGCTTGCAATCGTCAGCGCCGATCGATCGCGTTTGCAGATCGAGAACGCGATGCTTGCGGGGCAATCGCGGGATAACCTTGTCAAGGCGACGACGATGGAGACGATCATTCGTCAGGTCGCCGCGGGCATGGTCGAGTCGCTCAACGTGATGACGCGCGAGCGCGCGGTCGAACGCGCCATGAAGCAGCGCGGGCAGGAGCAGGTGACCGAGGAACAGGCTCCCGACGAACGGAGGTCACTTCAACGAGACGAGGACGATCAAGATCAGACTGCTCCCAGACCCCGGAATGAAATGGGACCATCCAAACTTCCGACAAGTCCCCCGGTGATCGACACGACGCTTGCGAGCCGCGACCCTCGATTGCCTATGGGGCCTTTCGTCGCTGAGGCCGATCGGCAGGAGCTCTCAGCGCTGGCCGGCTTGATCGGGAACGGCACGCGTCGAGTGTGAAGTATGATTGTGTGACGCGGGGCCCGTGGTGGTCGCGGGCCTCGAACCTTTTCAGGAGTATTGCATATGGTGGTGCCTACAACGGTTAATAAGGCGTTGGTTTTGTATAACGCCATGGCCGCGGCTATCGATAAGTGTCACACGGTCGATCTATGCTCCGACATTGTGGACAAGTCAATCGCATTGACGGCGTACTATAAACAAATCAAGGACGAGGAGACCGAACGAAAGTTTATTGAGATCAGGCTCCGGGCTTGGCGGCGCATCTCTGAACTATTTGCAAATGCGCTCAAGGGCCTCAAGCCAGAAAAATATAAGAGTGCTGGGCAAGAGCACTATGGAATAACAACCAAAAGGAAAGTTGAGCGAATTAGAAAATCGTTCGACGAGAAGGCTACGGCAGGAATGAGTGACATGCGGATCTTGGAATTGATCAAACTGTCACAGGTGTCGAAGAAAGATTTTGAAGATACGATGGAGAACCGTCCTCTGACGGGTTCGCTAGGCAATTTCTTTGACAACACCCCTGACGTGTTGGCCCAGCGTGAAAGAAATATAGCCGAGGCAGCGGAGCGTGAACGTCTTGCACAAGCGCAAGCAGCTATTGATAAGACACCGAAAGGGGGCGTCGGCATCACGCTTGAACCGTCGTATCGAAAACAAATGCGGACGGTGAATTTTATAATCAGCGAAGACCTACACCGCGTGTTGCGGCAAGCTGCATTTGATCAGCATCTGACTATGCACGAAGTTTTGCGCCAAGGACTCAGGATGTGGTTAAAGGAACATAACTACGAAATTGATATTGAAGAAGAGGAGAACGCATAAATGCCGACGCTTAACCAAATCGCCAAGACCATCGTGGGCCCGAATGAAGTCAAACATATCGGGCCCGACAAACTGCGCGAACTGCAGGATCTCAGGTGGGGCCGACTCAAATCGCAGGAGCAGGCCCAGCTGCTCCGCGCTGCGCACTTCGTGCTCGAACTATTCGATAGCACGCCTGACGGCTGGGTCGCCATGAACGGTGACGACTCGAAAGCACGCGCGATCAACGAGGAGGGCTACTTCTGGACTGACTCCATCGGGGACGCCCTGCACTTCGCGCGCAAGCGCGACGTTGAAGCGGCATTCGCCGATGACGATGACACGTGGCACATTCGTCGGGTGTCCGACGTGCTCAAAATGTGGTCCGATCGCAAGGGGCCTCAGTCAGCAGGGAGCGGGCAACAGAGCGCGGGAGTGACGCCCCCTGCACAACGACGCCCCGAACCCCAAACCGCTCCCGTGCCCCCGTTGCTGCCCGTCGATCAAAGGAGTGTTGAGCACCTGTTGCGGCTGTTCCGGGCTTTCGTCACTCACAACGCGAAAGTGTGGACCCGCGCGAACCATCATCACCCGATATGGGTCGACGTTGCGGAGGCGCTCGAGCAGAGCGATCTAAACTTCGACCCGTCATCAGGGCCGGACTGGCAATTCATTCAACCCGACAACCGCAAGCCACACTCGGTCTTGCTCGAGGAGTTCGTAAATGCTGACCGCTAATCGATTTGACGAGATCAAAACATTCACCGCTGCACTGCACGGCAAGAAGGTGGCCGACATTGCAGTCGACGATATCACGAAGATGGCTGTCATGCTTGCGGAGCTTGCGGCCGAGATCGAACGTCTGCGCACGCCGGCGCAGGTCCCCGGTCGCGGGCATCTCAAATCGATTGTGCTCGACGCCCAAGGCAAGCCCGTGGCCCCGCCCCCGATCGCGCAGCAGCTCGCGGTCGAACGTCGCGAGCAATATGATGCCGATCGCTTCGAGGCCCTGATGGCAATCAACGATCAATCGTTGTGGAAGAAGTTCAGCCTTCGGTGGGGCCTCGCGCCTCCGCCCGGCGGCTGGGACAATACGCTCGCAATTAACAATGTGATGCACATGGTTCGGTTGGGTGTGAAGGACATCCCGTACTTCGACAAACACCTGTCTGCCGTCACGCTCCGATCGCGCGGCCACGCATTGCCAAAGGGCGTGTATATCGACGATCAAGGCACGCTGATCGGCGTGGAACTGCCCGACGCCTGAGACACTGCTATGCGGGGCAGTATGTCGTTACATGACGACAGACAGTCTCGCAAAAGCGATCCGCGCGACCAAAGGGCTCACGTCACAAGAGTTGCAGGAGTTACGGAACCACATAACCGTTCTCCTGCAACTGGGCCCGGGCAGCGCCGATCGTGCGGTAGCATTCCCTGATGCACCAGAAGAGTTAGTTATGATCGCGGAGCATGGGCGCGATAGAGGGGGTCGTCCGGTCCCCACTACCGACCTTATGCACGCGCGACAATACGACTCATTCAAAAACAAACTGCCACGTGTGAGAGCCTACATCTCACAGGTCGGTTCAAAGACTGCCCAGCGCGCCCTGTTCAAGGTCGGGCTGGTCCTGCTCGAGCGTGACATGATGATGCGGCGGGTGGCTCCGTCTTACATGTCATTCATGAACGAGCTACACCGCATTCCCGGGCTGATCAATCGGGAGTTCCCCGGGTACGCCGCTAATGGCTTACTCAAACTTATCATCAGAAAGGAAGACAAACATGTTCGGTCAGAACAAGGTGAGCGGATCGTTCAACGAGAGCGGGACACACCTGCTGGTGAACGAAGTGTTCTACACACTGCAGGGGGAGGGACCGGACTCCGGCCGCCCCGCCATATTCGTGCGCCTCGCGAAGTGTAACCTGCGCTGCTACTTCTGTGATACGGAGTTTGAGACGGGCGAGGAGATCGAGCTCCACGCCTTGGTCGACGACGTGCTCGTGATAGCGCGACGGAAGCAATGTTCGCTCGTCGTGATCACGGGCGGCGAACCGCTCCTGCAGAACATTGTGCCTTTCGTGCGACGCATGAACGAGTTCGGTATCTCGTGCTCGATCGAAACTGCGGGCACCGTCACGCTGCCCGAACTGCACACTGTATTCGATCCGTTGCGCACGATCGCGGGCAACCTGATCGTGTGCAGTCCCAAGACGCCGAAGGTTCATCCCTACTTGGAGCGACTCGTCGGCGCGTGGAAATACGTCGTCAGGCATGGCGAGGGCGATAAATGGGGCATGCCGACGAAGTCAACGCAGCATCAGGGTCGGGACTCCGTCGTGTTCTATCCCAAACATCCGGTCGTGCAGATTTGGATCAGCCCGATGGATGAGCAGGAGTATGGCCCCAATCAGCGCAACAGGGAGTGGGCGCGCGACCTGTGCCTCGAGCACGGGTATCGCCTTTCGCTGCAGGTGCACAAGCTGGTGGATGTGCCATGAATTGGGATTTTCGGGTACGAGGCTTCGCAGGCTCGAAGCACCCGGGTAAAGCGCCGTTCGGCGTGATGCTCGTTGAAACGTCGCACCGCGGCATATCGTCTGCGCAAACGGAGACGCTGGCGTGGGCGGCTCGCATCGATCGGGGCGAGGTGTCGCGCGTCGAAATAATCGACATGCGACCCGGGGGCAAGATGACAAATCTCAAGCTCTACACGAGCGCAGAAATCAAAGCGCTGGAGTGGAAGTGATGACCGACACGATGAACCACGCGCTACAGGAGAACGTCATCACCCTGCTCTGTTACAACAACGAGCAGGGTAAGGTCGTTTCGAATATGCTCAACGTGCAGTTGCTTGAAGGCGACTACCGTATGATTGCGGAACGCGCCGTCGACTATTGGCGCAAGTATGGTGCGGCCCCGGGCGATCACACCGCCGACATGTTCGGCGACATTCTCGAGGACAAGCACAATCGACGTGGCAACACGATCCGCAGACTCCTGCGAAACATGATCGCGCTGTCCGACAACCTCAATACCAAGTACGTCATGGATCAACTCCGTGACCTACACCGCGTGCAGCGTTTTAAAAGCGCGATCGTCGAGTCGGCAGAGAAGATCAACAACATCCAGCAAATGGCTCTGCCTGAGATCGAGGAGCTATGGGACAAACTCCTGCGAACGCGCGAGATCGATTTCCAACCGGGCATGCGACTGAACGAGATCGCCCCTGTCCTCGCACGACTCCAACAATTGCAGGCGGAGTTCCGCACGGGAGTCGCTGAGCTCGACAGGCGACACTTTGTACCCGCCCGCGGCAAGCTCATGCTGTTCGGTGGCGCCGCGGGTCGTGGCAAGACGTGGTTCCTTGTGAACATCGGCAAGCACGCGCTGATGGACCGCAAGAAGGTCGCGCACTTGTCGGGGGAAATCGATGAAGAGGAGGTGATTGGTCGCTATTACCAGTCGATCTTCAGCGTGTCGAAGCGTCGCGAGCCAGTCGAGATCACGGAGTTTGAACGCGATCTCGAGGAGTTCACGGGTCTGAGCCGCAGCGACTACAAGCCGATGTTCTCGCTCGAGGACGATTTGGCCAGCCTCGAACTCGAACAGCACATGGTGTCATTCGGCAAGAAGTCTGAGAACCTTGTCGTCAAACGCTTCAAGCCGAACGAGTGGACGGTCAGTCACATTCGCGCATACCTTGACATGCTCGAGCAGACCGAGGGCTTCGTGCCCGACGTGATCATAGTCGACTACCTCGGCCTGTTGAAGAAAGACATCAAGAACGTTCGCGGCAGCATGAGCATGAACTGCGAGGATCTGCGCGGTCTCATGATCGAACGCAACGCCGCGGGTGTGACGGCCCATCAATTGTCAAAGGCTGGCGAGCTCGCAGTGATGGCCAAGGGGGTGCACCTTGCGGAAGACTGGTCGATCATGGGCACGTGCGACGCGGTCGTGACGTACTCTTGCACCGACCTCGAGTTCGAGCACGGGCTGGGCCGCATGTTCGTCAGCAAGAACCGATCAGACAAGGATCGTTTTCAAATCGTCGTCACCCAAGCCTACGCGGTCGGGCAATTCGCACTCGACTCAATGTACATGCATCGCGAGTATAAGCAGGCATTCGAAGACTTTGCGGGCACAGAGGACGAAGCAGGGGACGACGATGATGACGAATAGGCTCTGGTGTGGCTTCCCCGACAAGACTTATAGCCCCAAGCACCCGGGCGTATGCCCGTGCGGTTGGGTGTTCCCTCTGCGATATCACCCTGACCCGCCCGGGCGCATCAGGGAGCGATTGCCCGAGCCTGAGCCGCCACGCAAGCGCAAGCGTGAACGTCTCGATTTATTTGACGATGACGATTAGGCAAATAAAAACCCGGGGGCCGCACCCCCGGGTGTTTGTAGTTGAAGTAGCCGCGTTGACGATCAGGCTGCCGCTGAGGCCTCGAGCGACTCGCGCTTGGCCTTCGCCTTCTTCGCGGGGGCCTTCTTCGCAGCCGCCTTCTTCGCAGCCGGCTTCTTTGCAGGAGCAGCTTTCGCAGCCTTCGCCTTCTTGGCCTTGCCGCCGTTCTTCCACGACGAGCACCACGTGCGGGCCGTCGACTCCGCGATATCGAGCGCGACCGCTTTCTTGATCGCGGCGTCCTTGCCCTTCGTATCGAACACTTCGTGGACCTTGCCCTTGGCGGAATCGGGACGATGATCCTTATACTGATGTGACATGATAACCACCTTACTCTGAGTTGAACAAACCGCAATATTGCGGCCGGGGCATTATAGGGCCAACTCCGCCGCGCGCACAATCCCCATAGTATGATCGTCAAAGGGCCTCCGATTAACGGGTTTGAGATACAGGAACTGACAAGCCAATGAACCTATCCCCCCGCGCAGTAAAGGCTTTTCATGCGAGGCCCCACCGCGATTACTCCCTGTGGAAAAACCTATCCGAGGACGACATTGATAGTCGGATGCGGAAACTCGAATGTCGCCCGCCCATATGGAACAAGCTCCGATCGGACCAACGTGTCTGCTTCGTGATCGGGGCCCGTAAGCGTCGGTTCGCATACTTCAACGAGACCGGCACGGGCAAGACGTTCCTGTCACTCTCGCTCATGAAGTATTTCAAGCGCGCGGGTGATACAAAATGCAACCTGATCCTCGTCCCGAACAAGATCAACAAATGGGAGTGGCTGGAAGAGGGCTTCCAGAAGCATACGCCATCGATGCAATGCGTGGTGTTGCACGGCAGTACGGAGTCGAAGTGGCAGGCGCTCAAGGACAACACCGAAGCCGACGCGTTCGTGGAAACCTATATGGGCTTCGTGCGCATGTGCTGCGACCTCAAGAAGGTCAAGCGCAAACGCAAGGGCAAGAGTGTGGAGATCAACAGGCTTGTCCCGAACAAGCGCAAGATCCGCGAACTCATGAAACGGTTCGACGGCGTGTACCTTGACGAGTCGACCTACGTCAAAAACAAGGCTGCGCTCCCGTGGCGTCTTTGCAATCAATTGAGTAAGAGCGCGAACTGCTTCTTCATACTGACGGCCACCCCGTTCGGGCGTGACGTGGAAGACGTGTGGGCCCAAGCCTTCCTTGTCGATCGTGGCGAGACACTCGGCGAAACGCTCGGCCTGTTTCGTGCGGCCTTCTTTGAGGAGAAGGAATTGTACTGGGGCGGCAAGGAATATAAGCTGACGAAGGCGGGCAAGCGCGCGATCAGCGCGCGACTCGATAACATATCGATCGCGTACCCCGCCGACGAAACCGTGATGCCACACTTGACCCGATTGAAGAAGGAGGCCGTACTCCCTGAGAATGCCGATCAATACATCGAGCGCGCAAAGGAAGCAATGAAGCAGGCCAAGGGCGACTTCCAAGCTCTGAAGAACGCGTTCCTGCGATTGCGTCAAATCAGTTCCGGCTTCATCGGCTTCAAGGATGACGAGACAGGCGACCGCGTGAAGTTCGAGTTCGAAACAAACCCCAAGCTCGATCTCCTCGAGTCGCTCGTTCAGACATTCAAGCCCGAACACAAGTTCATCGTGTTCCACGAGTTCCAGCATTCGTCGCGCGTTATATGCGCCAAGCTCAAGGAGTTGGGCATCGGTCACGTCGCGATCAACGGCACGACGAAGAAGAGCGACGCAGCACGCCACGCGTTCAAACATGACCCCAAGGTGCAAGCGCTCGTGTTGTCAAATTCTGCGGGCGGGTACGGTTTGAATTTGCAGAATGCGAAGTACGGTATCTACTACGAGTCGCCGGTCGGGGCCATACTGCGCAAACAAACCGAGAAGCGTTTCGATCGCCAGTACTCGCTGCATCGCACCGTCATACTCTATGACCTGATCGTTCGCGGCACGGTCGATGAAAGCATTCTGCGCTTTCACGCTGAGGGGCGCAGTCTGTGGAAGGCCATACTCAACACTGGGGCCGAGGCCGTGTTCCGAACGCGACGACGACGGGAGCGTCTCGCGGCCTGAAAATTCGGATTTCCTGGAAATGATACAATTTTAACGATTTCGGGAGTGTGGATAACGGGGACATGGCTTGAAAGCCCTTGTTTTATAGGGCTTGAGACACTGCCGATTGGGTTTGACCTATAAAACAAGGGGTTTATAATAGGCCCTGTAATCGACGCTCGCATGTGGCCCCAAGGCCCCCGACGATCGATTAAGGGGACCGACCCAACGACCCGGTTGCAGCCCCTCTAGTGAACGTCGAGACGACGTGCATGGCTGATCAGGCAGAGACCTCGCGCGTCGCAAATGACGTGGGCAGTCGAGGTAAACGCCGAGCTCGCGGTCCACACGCGATCTCCGCGACACTCCCTGATCCATGTTTGTTTCCCTCCATATCGAAACCAACCACTGACGCGTCGGCATCGTAATGACAACGGGTGATTGGTCTCGCATGTGTGGCGGCATGCGACTGATGATGACAGCCACGGAGTAATCGAACATGAGCGAGCTTGACCTCGGAGCAATCGCTAATCTTTTGCAAAGGCGACATAATGCGGGGGCATTGACTGTTGAGGAAATGATGGCACACGGAGCTAACCAGGTTGTGTTGTTCACTGTCGAGACCGACACCTACACTCACTATCGTGTGGCTGTGATCGCGGACGGCTTCGTGATCAATGACATAATCGCTGCACAATCATAAAGAGTCGAAACGGGCCACGGCCCGTCTGACGCGAATGGCTCTCGCGTCACTGATGATGACAAGCCCAACAATGGAGAACGAACATGTGTGATAATTCAATTGCGAAGATCGACGCGTCGGTGATCAAGCTTCACGGCGGCCCGCGCGAACGTCGCACGAAGTACGCGAACTTCATCGCGTGGCAGATTGCGCAACGTCAGGTTGCCCATGGCGACGTGCCGTCGGAGATCTTGAAGCAAGAGATTGTCGAAACGGGCTCCTAAAGCCCGTCTGACGTTGGGTGGTCCCCGCGTCACTGATGATGACAAACCAAATGGAGATGAAACATGACTGACGTTTTGAAGCTCTCGGGCAATATGAAGGTGATCCCGATTGGCGATCAAATGAAGCAAGCTCTTGATCAGGTGCAACGTATACGCCGGTTCATCGAGCATGAGTTCTTTCCGATCGTCAAGGGCGTGCTCGGCGAGGACAACCCTGCTGAGCTCAATGTCGAGTTCGTCGAATTGATGGAAGCCACGAAGGGCATTCGCTTCGAGCTTTCGATCAAGGTGCCCGACGTGCTCACGCTCGACAAGCTCGGCGACTACACCGACTGTCTCGAGGAGTTCACGCGTTGGGAGCAAGACGGGCTCCCCTGCGAAGGCTACCTTTTCACGATTGGCGACGGCGACGACATGGGCGCTGTGCAGCTTAATCGCGGCAAGTTTTGCATTTGGGTGCGTGGTTGGAAGGAATAGTCGAAACGGCCTACGGGCCGTCTGCAACGATTGACCCCGTTGCGCTGATGATGACAGGTCACAAATGGAGAACGAACATGACACGCAAATACTACAGCGTGATTGAGAAGCTGCCCAACTCGACGTGGGCCCCGCAATTCGGGGACTACGATCGTGAGGTCGCCGAGCAAGAGATGCGCGACATGAAAGAGTCAGGCTCTTTCGTCAAGGGCACGAAGCTCAAGGTGATCGCGACCGAGGCGTCGGTTGCTGCAATCGCGGCGAAGTGCGAGGAGCTCAACAATGCGTAATGCAGAGATACTCCGCAATCGTCGCAAGCTCGCAGGCTACCACCCCGGGACGATGGCCAAACCAAAACCCCGTGAGTGGTCGATATACATCCCCAATGAAGGCCATTGGCCGATCAAGGGCAAGCACGCAACGGAAGAGCAAGCCCGGGCGGCCTATCTCAAATGGGCACGCCGCAAGCGACTCCCTGCCGGTGCGTTCATAATTGATCAAGCGTTCCAATAAAGTCGAAACGGCCTACGGGCCGTCTGTGTCGAGTGGCTCTCGGCACACTGATGATGACAAGCCAATGGAGACGAAACATGACCAACGAATATAATGCCAATGTGCATTGCTTCGTCGCGATCAAACACCCCGATCACGGTTGGATCTGGGAGGGCGGGCCGTTCCATATCTTGCTGCACGTCGGCAAGTATGTGTTCATCCCAGCCTGCTACTCGATGGAGCAATACCCGGGCGTCGTGCAAGTCGGCGACGGACGCAGCAAGGGCTTTGACGACACGGGCAATTGTATCTACTCCGTGCCCGTCGAGTGGGTTCACACTTATCTTGACGAGAAGGAGGCCGAGGACATCGAGCAAATGCAAGACGCCGATGCTCGTTTGTTGCGATATGCACAATAGCTGGTTTGACGATGACGGCTTGATATCTGACGCGGAGTATCAGCGTCGGGTGTTCAATGCGGCCCAGAAGGGCGGCACGTTCACTGTGTGCACCGTCGGGACGCGTGTCGGGGAGTTCAATAGCACTCTAGTCTATCGAACGTACCCGCAGGCACTCGCGGTGTTCATTCACATGTTCAACCAGCAGCAGCGTCCGATCATGTATTGCGCGTCTGCGACGAGCGGGACTCTGATACTCCCGCGTCGATCGTATCAAAACGAGGATCGCAAATGGGTCCCCGTCAATGACGCAACAGCGGACGCCGCACAATCACTACTCGATGCATGGTGCAGGGGTATTGGCGTTCACAACCAACCCCTCGCTCCTTTCATCAACACAATGCGCACACCCAAGCGACGAACGCGTGAGCGACTGTCGCGTAAACGTGAAAGGCTTTGAAGTGAGTAACCCATACAAGGAAGGCAGCCGCAAGGCTGCGATCTACGACGTGTTCCGCAAGGCTGGCGGAGGCGACGCGGGCTTAAAGGCCGCGTTTAAGTATGCGGCTCGGAAGGATGTCGGCATCAAGGAAGGCACAGTTCGATCGTGGTCGAGCATGTGGCTCAAGGGCACGACGAAGCCCAACAAGGATAAGGCCCCCAAGCCTGAAACCAAAACGCGCGTCGTCACACCCGACGACGAACAGTATCCATTCAAGTATACGTCACGGGCCGCGGCCGATCGGGCGCACGAAGCAATGTGCACCCGCACCGGCATGCGGTCACATGCATTCCACGTGATCGAGTCCGATGGCCGTTTCGCCGTCGTGCCCTCGCACTACAAGCCCGGGGGACCGCCCCCGACGTTCAGCAAGGGCGATCTCGTCCACGATGCATTCATTGCGAACAGCGCGGCCAAGGTAATCGAGGCTGGGCCCGAGCAATGTATCATTCGATACGTCAAGGAGCGGCCCAAGGGTCCGCAGGAAGAATGTGTGATCAATCGCTTTCTCGTCGCGATCCCCAAGGCCGCGCCGAAGGCGAAGTCCAAACGGGAGAAGCTGTGATGCCCACGGTTATCATAGTTTATTTTCGCAGGTGGGGTGATGGCGAGCCGTTGACGCGCGTCCTTCATTACACTGAGGAGCACAACGCAATGTACCGCTTCCTCACTGATGGCGATTACGTGCAGTTCTTTTAGTCGAAACGGCCTACGGGCCGTCTGCAGGTAGGTGGTTACTCCTGCACTGATGATGACAAACCAAAGTGAAAGAAGGAACGAACATGATCAAGTTCAAAGCGAAGCATCTGCGCGACAATGGCTACTCTCTCCACCTGCCCGGCAATGACGGGGAGTGTGAGTTGATTATCGTCACGTCATGGGGTCAGGACAAAAAGACCCGACTCGTGATCGTGGGCGCCATGGTCGATGACACAGTCACCGTGCTGCATGAAGGTAAGGGACGCATGACGTTCCCGCAGGTGCTGACGACGATCGGCAACGTGGTCAAGAAGTGGTCACATGTCGGTATCAAGCCGACGCCCGAGGAACAGGCGTGGCTCGACCGTCAATACGACAAGCTGATGGACAAGCTTATCAAGAAGTGGGAGATCGGTTTGGAGCTTGACCCGCGCAAGCAAGAGGCGGCTTAATATGGGCCGCTACGACTCGAGGCCCTGCCCATGTGGCTCGGGCTTGGCCTCGACCTGGCAGAGCGACGCAAGGGGCATCCCCTTGTGTCGTACCTGCCCAACATGCCACGACGCGAAGATGGCGACGTATCGTCCCGAGGTTCTGACGAAGGCGAACTACGACGCCGATGAACCAATCGACGACGATTAGTCTCTGCGGTCGAAACGGGAGCACGCGTGCTCCCGTCTGACGTTGGGTGGCTCCCGCGTCACTGATGATGACAAGCCAAATGGAGAACGAACATGACGAAAGCAGTATCGATCACGGTCGAGCAATTCAATGAGTTGCGCAAATTGTCGATCGAGGTCGTTGACCTGATCAAGGCCAGCAGCACGGCAACTTTGGGTCGCGCGGGTGATCTCGTCAATATGCTGATCGATATCGAGAACAGGTATCTTGACGGTGAACGGCCCTTGGGCCCGACCGAGAACATCGGCTCATGTGAACCCGACCCCGTGATCGTGCGATGGGACAAGACGGGCAGCGTGTGGCACACCGATGTTGACAAGGTCGGACGTTACTCCGTCAGGCGACCAGGCTTGCGACAACCCTATGAGGCCTATCTCAACGGCAAGAGCCTGAACCTGATGCCTGACTCCGACCCCGGAGTCTTAAAGCGATCGATCGAACGTCGCATCAAAGAAGCGCGGCGCATAAACGCAATGCACGAATAGTCGAAACGGGCTACCAAGCCCGTCTGCAGGAGCTGGTTACTCCTGCACTGATGATGACAAACCAAATGGAGTATGGAAATGACTAGTGCAGTTGAGAAGATGGCCTACGCCGGACAGGTTCCGTGGCATGGTCTTGGCAACCCCGTTTCGCACAAGCTCAGCGCCGAGCAAATGCGGAAGGAGGCCGGTCAAGTCTACACCGTGTCGAAGCGTCAGGTCTACTTCACTGACGAGCAGAAGAAGCAGATCGCGATCAAGAACAAGTTCGCGCTCGTGCGGGACAGCGACGACAAGCTGTTGTCCATCGTCGGCTCGGTCTACAAGCCGGTGCAGACGAAGCAGGTCTTCGAATTCTTCCACGACTTCGTCGCTGCGGCGAAGATGCAAATGGAGACGGCCGGCTCGCTCTGGGAAGGCAAGTATGTGTGGGCCTTGGCTCGCGTCGTCGGTCAGGACTTCGCGATCGGCACGGGCAAGAAGGACGAAATGCGCAACTACCTTCTGTTGTGCAGCCCGTTCGAACACGGCAAGGCCCTGATCATGCAGTATACGAACGTTCGGGTCGTGTGCTGGAATACGTTGAGCATGGCGCTCGGCGCGAACCTCAAGGGGCGTGGTAATGCATTCCGCATGCCGCACACCAAGAACTTCGAGGTCGAGAAGGAAGAGGCCAAACGGGTGCTGGGCCTGATCACGCAACAGGCGGGAGAGTTCAAGGAAGCGGCCGCGGTGCTCGCGAAAGCGAAGATCACCAAGGAGCAAACCGAGAAGTTCTTCCTTGACGTGCTCAAGAAGAGCCCCGACGCCGCGCGCACTCCTGCGGCCCTGCCGAAATACAAGGCGGCACTGGAGCACGCACCGGGGGCAATGCTCCCGTCTGCAAAGGGAACGTGGTGGGGCGCCGTCAACGCGGTGACCTATGTCGTCGATCACGAGCAGGGTCGCTCGCGCGACACTGCTTTGAAGAACGCGTGGCTGGGTAACCAAGCCAATATCAAACGTCGCGCTCTGCACATTGCATTGGAGAGCGCGAAGAAATGAGTGTGATCCCCTGCTACCGCGGGGGTCATCACTGCACGTGGCCGACCTGCCCATTGGATTGTGATGGGCGGCCGGGGCGTGAGACCCCTCCCGACGTTATGACTCATTGTACGATCAACGGGGTCGCCTACAAGCGATCGCCGTCCGGCAATTGGGTCCCCGATTACTCCGTCCCCGGCACTGCCGAGGCCGTCAACGAGTCAGTAGATAAAGCGTATGATCAGAGTTGGAGTATCGACAAATGGCGGATCTGAGTGAAGCAACACTGAAACGTATTCGCGCACTCCTCGCAATGTCGCGGGGCAACGCGAACGAGAATGAGTCAGCGATTGCTGCGAACAAGGTGCAGGAGCTACTCCTGCAATTCAATCTATCGATTGATGACGTTGAGCAACGTGACTCGACGGGTAAGGTAATCGAGGACGGCGATCTGCTGACCTCGAGTTCAAACCCTTGGCGACGCGATCTCGCGCTGGCTTGTGCGCGATTGTACTTCTGCGACTACTACTGGCAGCACGTGCGGTTTGAGGCCCCGCAACGCAAGCGGCCTTACATTCGCGGCGACAAGCATAACTTCATCGGCCTGCCACACAACGTCGTGGTGGCCAAGGAGATGTTTGTGTACCTGGTCGACACGGTCGAACGCCTCGCAAAGGAGGGGCGCCGAGTGTGGGTCAAGAAGAACGGCGCGCGGGTTCGCGTGGAAGGCGAGGTCGTCACGGCGCAGGCATATGAGCATGCGTTCCGATATGGCTGTGCTGTGCGGATCAAGAACCGTCTCTGGGAGCGTTACCACGATCAAACGTCAACGCCGGTGGGTCTGCTCGTCAAATCGAACGTGCCTGCCCTGTACACCAAGCTGAGCGCGGAGGTAAGCGACTACATGTCGAAGAACCACGCTGACCTCATGGTCAGGCCGAACAAGGGCAAGCACACGTCGCACGAAGGCGCGCTTGACGGTGACCGCGCCGGTAAGCATGTGTCGCTTGACACGCAGATCGGTGCTGAGCCTAAGCCAATGATCGGGGGTGTGGCATGACCGCGATCATATTTGACTACGCTGCTATCGCGAGTCGCATGAAGTGCGACAAGCCACGCAAGGCGGTGGAAGAAGAGACCCCGGCGAAAAAGAAACTCGTGCTTCGTAAAAAGCCGTCGCCGGTTGATGACGAGGACGAGGACGACGATGGCCTTTAACTGGGTGCAGTTCCTCGACTCGCACCATATCCACTACGCGACCTCGGGACCGAACGTGTCCCGGGGCCACGTCGCGGTGAAGTGCCCCTTCTGCGGGTCGCAAGATCCGTCACAGCATATGTCCATCAACCTTAAGCATGGTGGCTGGAATTGCTGGCGCAACGACAACCACTCCGGCAAGAGCCCAGTCTACCTTGTGCAAGCGCTGATAGCCTGTTCAAGGGAGCGAGCACAGGCGATCGTCGGGGAGGGCGTGTTTCTGCCCGACGATTTCCTAGGGGCGGTTCGTGGCCTCATTGCTCCGCAGCAGGCCCCTGTTCAACGGCAGGTCACCCTGCCCGAGGAATTCAAATCGTTCGGAACGCGCAAGCCGAGCTCGCGACGATATGAGCAGTATCTGTTGGGGCGTGGCTTCACACCCCGGGACATCGATCGCATGACGCGACGCTACGGGCTGCGCTATGCGACAGTCGGCAAGTTCAAAGGCCGTATTATCTTCCCCGTCAAATTCGAGGGGAAGCTGATGACATACACGGGCCGAACGATTTACCCGGACGTGGAACTCCGATACAAGACTCTTAGTTACGACCCCGAGTTGGAAGAGGTGCCAGCCGTTGGGCCTATCTCCGATTACCTGCTCTTCTACGACAAGCTGATGGCCAACAAAGCCGACGCTGACACGCTTGTCTTTTGCGAAGGTCCATTTGACGCGCTCAAGGTCAACGTGCTCGGTCGGCCCCATGGCATCGCGGCGACGTGCTTCTTCACGGCGTCGCCGTCACAGGCGCAAATCGATCTCGCTGGTGACCTCGTCTCGGTGTTCAAGTATCGATACCTGATGCTCGATCGCGGCACGCTCGCCACGGCACTGAGAACTCAAATCGACATGTCCACACTCGTCCACAGGGTCTTGACATTGCCCGATCGCATTAAAGACCCGGGCCTTTTGGACGAGCAATCATTGCTCGACATAGTACCTTGACGATTGCGAGGGGTCGTGCCTTTATTCGCGACCTCTCACCGAATGTATCAGTAGCGGATACTGGGGCCGGCTCTCCAACCGGCTTCAATCATCAGCGGAGAATACGGGGCCCCGTCGCTTCAGCCCCGACCTTACTTTGTAAATCACCGCGTTAGCTGAAACCTCTACTTGGAATGGGAATGGGAATGTCTGGGGAAACAAACTTGGATCAGGGAGTCCGCGGTTGGATTTTCAAAACAGCACGCGAGAATATATGGCGAGTCTCTAGCCATATCGATTTGGCCGACCTTATGCAGGACGGCTTCATGATTTGGGTGCGAGTGTGCAATCGATACCCGAACGTGACAGAGCAAAAGCACCGCATGGCGCTTTTCAAAACTGCCTTCACCAATCACATCCACGACCTATCGAAGAAGCGCAGCCGGCTCGAACTCGTCGCCGAGGCTGATCTCGACACGTCAATGGAAGCCATGCTCGAGGGCGAGGACCCGACCTCCGACCCCGACCTCGCGTTCGTCATCAAGCAGTTGCCGCCTGCGCTCATGCGGGTGCTGACTCGCATGATCGAAAGCAACGGCCCCTACCGTCTCCGCCTTGATCACACCCGCGAAACGACGAATGAACGCCTGTGCCGTTTCGCAGGCCTCGATCCCGCCAAGCGCAACATTCACACTGCGCTTGTGCAGTATCTGGCCGGAGCACGATTGCACCCGCAGTATGAATAAGTAGGAGCGCCACCGACACCTGACGATCGCGAGATCGCCGGGTGCGGTAGCCTGCTTAATCATCACAGGGGCAATCATGTACCACGTCACGAAGCATTACCCGCACTCGCTCGGTCTGTCCGCGTGCTTTCGCCAGCCGCGTGCGGAGTCGCATTGTCATTTCCTGCATGGCTACGCGCTCGCGTTCACGTTCGAGTTCGAGGCCGAAACGCTCGACAAGAATAACTGGGTGATTGACTTCGGCGGCCTCAAGCCGTTGAAACAGTTCCTTGTCGATATGTTCGATCACAAGACAATGATCGCGGAGAATGACATTGACGCGATCCAACAACTGACGACGATCGAAGGCAGAAGGATCTGCGACTACACGTTATTGCCCCGCGTCGGCATGGAAGCGTTCGCGTACTACGCGTTCCAACATGCTCTCGCGGTGCTCGATGACATGGGGGTCCGCCCCCGTGTGAGACTCGCAAAGGTTACGGTCGCAGAGCATGAGGGCAACAGCGCCTCATACTCTGAACCCTTGTGATCAACGCGCCGACCATAAACTTTAGGGCATCAACAGGAGTTACCAATGCCAAAGTCGAAACTGCAAGCTGAGTTCGTCAAGGCCACGAAGGTCGACCCCGACGAGTACGAGGGTCGTCAGGACTTCCTGACCGCCGTGGTCGAGAAGGTCAACACCTTCAAGGACCCGCAGTGGGACAAGCTCAGCGAGGAAGCGCAGGACTGGGTCAATGCCGCGATCAAAGCGGTCAAGGCCAAGAAGCGCGTGCCGGAGTTCCCTGACGTCGGCTCCGTGCCGAAGGACGAGGACGACGAGAAGCCGGCCAAGAAGAAGAAGGCCAAGCCGGCCGAGGACGAGGACGAGGACGAGGCTGACGAGTCGGAGGATGACGAGTCGGAGGACGACGAGTCCGACGAAGACGAGGAAGACGAGGAGGAGAAGCCGGCCAAGAAAAAGAAAAAGGCCAAGCCCGCCGCCGATGACGACGACGAGTCGGAGGATGACGAGGACGAGGACGAGGCCCCCAAGAAAAAGAAAAAGGCCAAGCCGGCGGCAGACGAAGACGACGACGACGACGAGGACGAGGCCCCGGCCAAGAAAAAGAAAAAGGCCAAGCCCGCCGACGATGACGACGAAGACGAGGCCGACGAAGACGAGGAGGACGAGAAGCCGGCCAAGAAAAAGAAGAAGGCCAAACCGGCCGAGGACGACGATGACGACGAGAAGCCGGCCAAGAAGAAGGCCGCCAAGGTCGAAGCCAAGCCGTCCGGCGTCAAGGTCGCGATCAAGACCGCGATCGTCGAAGACCCGGAGATCACCGTCGATGCCCTGATCAAGAAGCTGGGCAAGGGCGGGGCGCCGGTCTCCAAGGTCACGGTCTCGAACGTTCGCGCCGAGTTCCGTCACACGCTCAGGGTGCTCAAGGACCTTGGCAAGCTCAAGGGCATCGACCTCTAGGTCATCGCGTGCAATGACGGTGAGGGCCGGGGAGGCAACAGCCCCGGCCCTTTTTCTTGGTTCCCATTTCCCATTAACAGGCCCCAGCAACGCGGCGCGACGATCGCGACGTGACAAGGGGAGGGCCTGCCCCCGCAATCACCCTGTAACCGCTCCTAATTGAAAGCATGCCATGCCCAAAATGCACCCGATTGACGCTGTTCGCTCCCTGATCGAGCAGGTCGAGCCAGACCCCAATCGCGAGGGCTTGCACGACACGCCCAAGCGTTACTGCGCAGCCCTTCAAGAATGGACGGCGGGGTACAGCGTTGATACCGCGGCACTCCTCAAAACATTCAAGGACGGTGCTGACTCCTATGACGAGATGGTCTTCGTCGGCGCGATCCCGTTTTACTCGACGTGCGAGCACCACCTCGCTCCGTTCTTCGGCGTGGCTCATGTCGGCTACATCCCTAGCGGCAAGATCGTCGGTCTCTCGAAATTGCCGAGACTGGTCGATGCATTCGCGCGACGGCTCAGCGTGCAAGAGCGCATCACGACGCAAGTCGCCGACACGATCGACAAGGTGCTAAAGCCGCGCGGTGTCGGCGTCGTGTTGCAGGCCCGGCATATGTGCATGGAGTCCCGCGGCATCAATCGCCCGGGCACTGTGACGACGACCGCGGCACTGCGGGGCAAGCTCAAGACCGAGAGCGACGCCCGCGCGGAGTTCTACAAAATGATCGATCAAGCCAAGGGGGTGGGTATCGGATGAGCAAGCGCGAACGAATGGAGCCGCCGAAGAACAAGGTCAATCTGTTCCTTGACTCCGGTGTGTTTAGCGCGTGGTCGCGCAAGGACGTGCCCGACCTCGACCCTGCGATACGCGACAAGGTCAAGCGCGTGCTCAACGTCAAGGGCTACGCGAAGTTCATCAAACGCCACGAGCACCTGCTCGAGTGTTACGCGACGATGGACGAGATCCCGGGTGTGTTCGGCTCGAAACGAACCCAGAAGCAGGTCGAGCAGTCAGCGAAGAAGTCATACGACAATCAGCAGACGCTCAAGTCGCTAGGCTGTACACCGATCCCGATCTTCCATCAGGGCGAGTCATTCGATTGGCTCGAGCGATATGTCCGCGACGGCGAACCCTATGTCGGGATCGCGACGATCAAGGACACGACTGCGATTGAACAGCGTGAGTGGCTCGATCGCGCGTTCTCTGTGATCACGGACAGTAAGGGCCGACCCTTCGTCAAGACCCACGGCTTTGGCATCACGAATATCAGCTTGCTGTGGCGATACCCGTGGTTCACTGTCGACTCCACGACATGGTCGCTCGCCGCAGGGTTCGGTCTGATTTATGTCCCCGGCATCGATCACGACCACGTGCCCGACTACTCCAAACTGCCAATGCGGATCATCACGTCGGGCCGCACGCAGAAGGCTTGGTCATCGGCGCGTCGTCAGTACGAAGGCCTGAACCCCGAGGATCTGGCGTGGGTGCAGCGATGGCTTAAGCATGTGGGTATCACGCAAGAGGAAGCCCGCTACAAGAGCGCCGCACGTCGCAAAGCCTGCCTTAAATACTTCGTGGAGTTCGGCGATCACTACAAGATACTGCCGTTCAGCGAGGACTATCGACACACGAGCAATGGTCTACTCGATCCCCTGCCGGACATGTCGAACCTCAAGCCGCCGAAGCTCTGGCCGCATATGCGAGTGATCATGGCCACCATGATGCATAATGGCCAGTTCTCCATGATACTCAACGACGCCCAATCGTGGAACCGACTGATCTCCTACTGGGAAGTCATCGATCGCGACGAAGCCGACCTCGAGAAATTCGTGAGGCAGGGGGCCGTTGACCTCAACTACAAGCCACGGTCGGCCCGCGTCGACTGGGACAACGACACCTTCATTTCTAAACGCGCCATGCAACAACTCGAAAGGATCAATGCATATGGACAGGAAGATCTTGATTGAAGCCCTGCGGAACGTCGACCCCGCGCGTTCGGTGACGAACAGCAATGAGGTTATGAAGACGTTCTGGTTCACGGGCAAACGCGTGATGGCGTTCAACGGCGGGCTGGCACTTGCCGTGCCATTCCCATGTGACTTCGTCGGCGCGGTGCAGGCGACGCTGTTCCCCTTGCTCGCATCGTCGGCGGCCCCTGAGTGTGTATTCGAGGAGACCGACAAGGGCGTCACGGTCAAGGCCGGGGCCTCGAAGTTCAAGCTCCTGACGATGGCCGCGGACAAATTCAATTTCACGATGCCCAAGTTTCCGACCGAGGGCATCGGCATTGTTGACGTGCCGAAGTTCCTGATCGCGCTCAAGGCGTGTAAACGATCGCTCGGTTCGGAGACATCGGAGTCGGCCTTCAAGGGCATCACCATGATACCTGATGGCAAGACGCTGCACATGTTCAGTTATGACCGACTGACGTTGACGCATTGCCAGGTCAAGCTCAGTCGTGAGATCGGCTGGGATCGTGTCGTGGTGCCGACCGCCGTGGTCGATCAGCTGATCCGCATCAGTGAGGGGGCGACGGAAATCGAACTCGCGATTGACGAGAAGATACTGCTCGCGAAGTGCAACGGTGTCGTGCTTTGGGGCGCGCTCGAGGATCAGGATCGCAAGAACCGCGACTTCGTCGATCAAGCTCGCGATATCAAGAAGGAGGCGAAGTCAACGATCGACGCGAGCGACAAGCAGTTCGCGAAGAAGTTCCCGATGATGCTCGAGCGCAGCGTGATCATTTCGGCCGACGCGGTCGAGAGCACCAAGCTCAAGGTGACTATTGCCGACAACAAGATCCGCTTCTACTCCAAATCGTCGCGCGGCGTGGTCGAAGACGTGATCGCTCCGCCGTCAGGGCAGAAGCATCACGACGTTGAGATCCGTGTGCCGCCGGCTCGATTGTTGCAGGGCCTCGAACTCGGTTCGTTGTCATTCACCGACAAGGCGGCGATCCTCTCGAACCCCGATCAATCGATTTCCTTCTTCGTATCTGGGGATTGATAATGCGATTGTACTATAAGAATCGGGCGGTTGCTGAGGCTGTATGTCATGCGCTTCGCGCGGTCATAGCACCGGTGTTCACGTGCCCTAATGCACTTGAACAAGATGGTCCATGCAAGGGACATCACTATGTCGAGGGCAGCGACGCTTTGGTCGAGGTTGTTCGGCTGGCTGCTATGGCGTTCCCGCCATTCAAGACTCGTGAAACCTTGATCGCGCGTTTGCATCAAACAATCAAAGAGGCAGACTGAATGGGCTTCTTCGGCATGGACGACAAGCCCGAGCCTAGTGCTCGGGTGAAGGGCGCCCCGCGCGGCGTGCAGCTATCGACACTGCACGAGCAGGGGTGCAACATGTGCCCGCTGAATAACGCGGGTTGTCATACTCCCAAGATGAAACCGAACGGCGCGAAAGAGGCCGAGGTTTACATTCTGGGCACGGCCCCCAGCAAGGTCGATGACAAGCAAGGCAAGCCGTTCAGCGACGACGCGGGGCGATACGTTCGCACTCGTGTCCCGGGCCCGTGGCGCGACATGGTCCGTTATGGCAACGTGATAAAAACTTACCCGGGTATGGGCGAGTACGTCAGGTCACAAGACGATCGCGTTTATCAACACGTGCGCACTCCTGAGTATATCGAGATCGAGTGTTGCCGGCCACAAGTGCGCGCTGACATTCTCCGCGTCAAGCCGTCAGCAATCATCGTGATCGGCGCGGTCGCCCTGCGATGGATCGCAAACGAAACGCACGTCTATCTGTGGCAGGGTCGTCGCTTCCCCGCGACGATCACGGACGGTGAGGACGAGCACACGTTCTGGGTGTACCCGATGACACACCCCTATGACGTGATGAAAGACCGACGTTGGGACGGGCACAATCCCGATAGCGAAGTGACGTGGTCGCGTCATTTTCGCGCGATCTTCCGCGAGCTCAACAAGAACGACAAGGCCCCGACCGTGCTCACAGAGAAGCACGCGATGGCAGGAGTCGAGTGGGTATTCGGCGACGGCAAGGCCGACCTGCGACGCATTGAGCGACATCTCGAGGACGCCGTTAACGACAAGATCAACGGCGTTGACTACGAGACGTCAGTGCTGCGCCCGTACAACGACGACTCGAAAATCCTGACTGCGTCAGTGACGCACAAGGGCGGCACGCTCGCGTTCCCGTTCGATCATAAGGAAGCGTTGTGGAGTCCGAAGCATCGCGACATGTTGGACGACATGTGGACCGAGTATCTGTGCCACAAAGGCCCCGTGAAGATCGCGCACCAGCTTGCATTCGAGCTCGAGTGGTCTGCGGTCGAGTTCGGGGTCGAGGTGATGGACAGCAAGTGGGGCGACTCGATCTCGCAGGCGTACATCATCAACGAGAAACAGGGCATGCTCGCACTCGAGGTTCTCACGCAGCAACACTACGGCATCAACCTCAAGTCGCTTTCGAACGTCGATCGCAAACGCATGGCGGACGAGCCGTTGAAGCGGATACTGCCGTACAATGGCATGGACTCCAAGTTCCATCGCAAGTTGTTCATTCGTCAGGCGCCCCTGATCATTGAGCAGGGCCTCGAAGATGTTTATGCCCATCAGATCGCGCGCATACCTGCGCTCGTTCGAACGCAAATGCACGGCATCCCGATCGATCAGAACGAGATCCGCAAGCTGCGGACGCCTTATGAGAAGGCACAGGCCGACGCGCTCGCTAAACTCAAGGCGCTGAAGTGTTGGGCCAAGTACGAGAAGACCCACGGCAAGGAGTTCAATCCCGGGTCAAATCATGACGTAAAGAAAATGCTGATCATGATCGGGCACGGCAAGGTCGGGGGTGACGAGAAACAGCTCAAGCGTATCGATCACCCATTTGGCAAGGCGTTGATCAAGTGGCGCAAGCCGACCAAGCTCCTGAGCACGTACTGTGATCCCGTCACGCCGGGCACGGAGAACTGCCAGCTGATGGACGACGCGATGATCCATCCGATCATTTCGACATACAAGGTCGAAACGTGGCGCACGTCGTCCGAGGACCCGAACATTCAGAATTGGCCGGTGCGTGGTCCGAACTACATCATTCGGCGTATCATCAAGAAGAAGGCGCGGAAGATCGTCAAGTTCGATTACGCTGGCATCCAGGCGCGCAATATCGCGATGGAGTCCGAGGACCGCGCGTTCATGCAGGCGTTCTTCGACTGGTACGATATTCACACCGAGTGGTCGAATAATTTCAAGGAGCGCATGCCGAAGTGGGCCCCGGCCGAGTTCAATGACCCCAAGGTGTTCAAGGACGTTCGCTCGTCAATCAAGAACGGGTTCGTGTTCCCATCGTTCTTCGGTGCGAAAGCCAAGAGCATCACGGTCTCGGTCAATGCGATCCCCGGTGTGCGCAAGGCCATGCCGGTCGAGGTGGTGCAGGAGTTGCAGGACGATTTGTTCGAACAGTTCCCGGGCATTCACAAATGGCAGATCGGCCTCAAGGCATTTTACGACAAGCATGGCTATGTGACCGGGCACTCGGGCTTCAAGCGACGAGCGCCAATTTCGTATAACCAGCTGATTAACAGCCCGATACAAAGCGACGAGTCAATCATCGTGCTGTCTGCGCATATCGCGCTCGTCAAGCGTGGCATCGTTCCGATGATGGAGATCCACGACGATCTCACATTCCTGTGGAAGGCGGAGGACGTCGAGAAAAACTCGGAGATCGTCATCACGGAGATGCTCAAGCATCGCTTCGATTGGATCAACGTACCGTTGGTCGTGGAGCGCGCGATCGGCGATGACTGGGCCAGCTGTGAGAAGGCTGGCGAGTTCGAGAGTGTGGGCACTGACGATTGGAGGGAGCACAAATGAGGTTCAGGCGACACGAAGCGGGCGAGCGGCTATTCGCGCAAATGTTACCGGGTACGCCGCCTATGCGCATGTATGCTTGTGCGGCGGGCGATTGGAACTTCGTCGTGTCATACGATACGCTGCACGGTACATGGGCCGCGACGTATCAACCGCGACACCCGTCTGGCAAATCCGTCTCGTCAACGCCCTGCGAGAATCCCAGACCCGGCGAAAAGCACCGCCAATACGACACGCAAGCCGAAGCCGAGAAGGCATGCGAACGCAAGTACAAACAACTCCGCGCCAACAACTGAGGACATCATGCCAGCCTATCATGAGACGTATCGACCGAAGTCGTTCAAGACCGTCAGGGGTCAGGACGAGCAACTGAAGAAGTTACAGAGCGTGCTCGACAAGGGCACGTCGCACACGTTTATATTCGTGGGCCCGTCCGGCTGCGGCAAGACGACGCTGGCGCGCATCGTCGCAAAACACGTTGGCTGTGACCCTGCAGACGTCGTGGATGTTGACGCTGCGACGAACTCCGGCGCCGACGAAACGCGCAAACTGCAAGAGGTCATGTCCTTTCGACCGATCGGCGGCGGGGACAAGCGCGCCATCATCATTGACGAGTGCCACGGCCTCAGCCAGAAGGCGTGGGACACCCTGCTCAAAACAATCGAGGAACCGGGCGAGAAGGCCTATTGGTTTTTCTGCACGACGAACCCAGCCAAGGTGCCGAAGACGATCATGACGCGTTGTGTGCGCGTCGATCTCAAGAGCTTGTCCGACCGCGAGCTCGAGCGCATCATCAATCGGGTGTGCGAGAAGGAGCAGATCGAACTCGATGATGGAGTCAAGTCCGTCATCATCAATGAAGCCTATGGCTCCGCACGTCAGGTGCTCGTCAACCTCGCGGCGGCTGAGCACTGCACCAATCGCAAGGAAGCTGCGAAGGCGTTGCAAGCTGTGCTCGAGAGCGACCCGATCCGTGAGCTCTGCCAGTTCCTTCTCAAGCCTGGTTCGTGGGTCAAGGCAATGGCGATCGTTGACAAGTTCCCCGAGGACGACCGCAACTATGAGGGTCGCCGCATCATCGTTTGCAACTACATGGGCTCAGTGTTGAAAGGAGCCAAGAACGACGACGCGGCCACGCGCGCACTCGAGATACTCGAGGCGTGGAGCACGCCGTACAATCAAAGCGAGGGAGCAGCGCCCTTTCTGCTTTCGATCGGGCGAACGATGTTCGCCGGGTGAGTATGTATAAGGGTACACCATAAAAGGAGGTCAAGGTGGTCAAGAAACGTGCCAAACTCGATGACGATGACGACGCGCCGTCGATCGATGCGTTCTACAACGAATACCGCGGCAAGCTCCAGATTGACAAGCATGCCATGGACGACATGTGGCTGGAACAGCCGCAGATCTATCAGGAGATCGGCGAACGTCTCGCCCTCGAGATCTCGCTTCGCGATCAGGCCAAGGACGACGTTGCGGACATCAGCGCCGAGCTCGACACCCAAGTGCGCGAGCTCCACGCGGACGACGACAAGAAGCCCACGGAAACCGCAATCAAGAACGAGATCAAGCAGGACGCGTCTTACAAGGCCGCGCTCCGCAAGCATCGGGCATACGAATTGAATGTGGCCCGTCTCACGGCACTCAAGGACTCGTTCCATCAGCGCCGGTACGCGCTGCAGGACCTGACGACCCTGTGGACGGGTGGTTACTTCACGTCAAACTCGGGCGCAGCGCGCGACGCCCGGGATCGGAAAGGCGCGAGCGGTCGTGAGGCCATGCAGGCCGAACGCAAGCGCAGGGAAAAGGAGGACTGAATGAGTTTGGGTGACTATATCATTGCGTTACTGGCGACGGCGCTAGTCATCTATGCAACGGGTCGATTGCTGATCGCAGCGTTCTTCGCTGCGCGTCGTCGCCATTTCCATGAAACCATGGCTGACATTACAAGAGGAGAGCAGCTGTCATGATTGCCAGAGTAGGCAAGAAGAACAAGGCCAAGGGCGGAAGCTCAGGCTTCAAGTATCGCAAGCGTTCGGCTGAGGACGTGAAGAAGCGCGCAGATCAACGCGGCGGCAATTTCGATTCCCCGGTCAAGTCGGGGATCGATATGTGGCGGCCGCAGAACGGGGAGAACGTGATCCGTATTCTCCCTGCGACGTGGGACGATTATGAGCACTACGGGTATGACGTCTACATGCACCGTTTCATCGGCTCCGACTCG